TCAACAACATTCATGAGAATGCGTTTGGAAGGCCAGAATGCCCGTTCTGCATCATCTCCTTGAGTAGGGTTGTCTGCTACTTTTCGTCCTTCTTGACAAATGGGGCAGGGAAGACCAAACGTCTTCCGAGGACACACAGCCCATTGACCAGATCCGCCTACATCCCTATGCGCATAAAATATAGTGCGCCACCACAAGGAGCCGGGCTCTATATTTTCCGGATGATCCTTTCTGGATACTTCATAAGGAATGACAGACAGGCGATTTACCTTTTCCTTCCATTCATAGACTTCTGTTCCTGCAGGAACTTGGAATGTGTCAGATCGACCAGATCCTGTATCCGCCTTTTTCGCCTGATCAATAACCTGACGTGCATCAACCGTTCTTTGTCTTCTTTTGCTGCTGCGTTTTTTCCTTCTTTTCACCATGTTAGTTCTCCTTCGTTTTCTTTCTCTTCTTGACAACCGTCCTTTTCCTGGCTGTCTTCTCATGCTGCTCTGTTCTTTTTCTTTTGGCCGCTTGAGTGGACAGATCTCTAGGTTCTAAAGGTCCGGTAAAGTAGTCCATACCCATCAATCTGCAAAGATTTTCAAGAGCCTCCTTTCGTTGATAAAAAGCCCTACAGAGAGCCGTTAACTCATCTGCTCTTCTTTTTGCTGCCAGCCTCCTTTTCTGAGCTTTTATGTATTCAGGTTGTTTGAGGATTGCATTTTGAATTGCTCCCTCAGTTGCTTTCCCGTCAATGAATTCTTCTGGATCTGATCTGATCTCTTTGTCCAAGTCTGCTCGTACTTGGTCTCTTTTGAATTTGGCCATCGCTTCTTGCTCGCGAGCCCTGGCTTCGGCAGCAGCAACTCTTTCAAAAGTCACTGCTTGTTCAAGCCATTCAACGTCCAATTGATCTGGATCAATCTCTAGGGCATCTCTGAATTGCTGCAAGTCATCTTTCATTTGTCGTCCTTTCTATTCCTGCTATATTATACTCAATGCTTACTCTTGAGTTGTGGAAAAGGTTGCCTCAAAGCAAGCACAAGTCAATCCAGCCGCACCTGAGTCATAAAAAGGATCCAAGAACAAATCAGCAACTTCATACGCTCTGGCACTTGAACCATTCAACAAGACACTGTTCATATAGGACAAAACATTCCTTCTTATGGTTTCTGGTTCTGCATTGAGTCCTCTAAGAATTCCAGAAACCTTTTTCCAATCTCCTCCCTTCAAAAGTGCTCTTGACAATTCTATGATCTGACTCTTTTCCTCGGCTGAGCGTTTTGCTGCTCTGAGCATTTTCTCTTTGGGTAGATCAATAACTGAATCCAAAATGACCAGAGCATCTCTAGGGCATCCCATAGAATCTATAGCTATCTGTTTCAACACTTTCAGAGAAGGTTTCTTTTTCTCTTTGATGCAGATCTTTTTGAGCATACTGAGCGTCTCGTCCATGTCAAGGTTATCAACGACGAATGTGTGACATCGACTACGAATAGTTGGCAGTAATTTGGACGGCTCTGTGGTTGCAAGCAATAAACAGACATGACCTGGGGTGTCTTCGAGTAGCTTCAATAATCCATTTTGAGCATCTTTAGAAAGCTGATGGCATTCATCCAAAAGCCATCCTCTTTTATCTCCATAAGTCGGCATATAGTTAGATGCTTGTCGAAGCTCTCGTATCGTTCCAATTCCTCTGAATTGAGCTGAATCCATTTCAACGAAGTCTTGTTCAACGCAACCTAATTTTTTAGCTGCTATTCTTGCCATCGTTGTTTTGCCACATCCGTGTGGTCCAACAAACAAAAAAGAGGAAGGTCTGTCCTGGGGCTTTCTGGCTAAGATAGAAGACAGACTGGCAACGGCCTCTTCATTACCGTATATATCATCCAGTGTTTTTGGTCTATGCTTTACTTGTAATGATGGCATGTCAGTCCTCCTTGTATGGGCATGGTTTGCCCCTTTTGTTTACTAAGCATCTGTCCCATCGTGGACATGTTTTGGAACAGTGATCTGGTAGTGCTCCGGCCGGTCTGTACAGGACACCACAGGCCTCGCATTTCAATCGCATATCATCCAATTCATATAAAGTTCCTTTGGCCCCACAGCATACGCAGACATTGATCGAATTCATATTGGTTCCTCCTGTTTATCATACCAGCTTCCTCCAGGTGGGGAAATTTCGGCTTCAATAACCAACGGAACGATTAGCCATTCCCACGCCTTTCGTATGTCTTCTGTCATGATTCTTTTTGCTGTAGTTAGGAAGTCAGGAAGTTCGTCCGACACAAAATCACCAAGAGCGGAATCATGGATTTGTCCTATGAGCAAAGACTCCATCTTCTGTTTTTCCAAGTAATCCGTAAGTTCAATAAATGACCAAAGAAGACAATGAAAAGCCGGTCCTTGCACAGGGATGTTTATCGTTTGGTTTTTAGACATTGGCCCAGAGACTCGGAATCCGGTTAAGGTGTCAAAGTAGCCCTTCCTCAAATATCTTTTCCAGTGTCTTTCTTTCCACTTAGTGTATTCATGATAAAGCTCATTCCAATACCAATCTTCTACTTGAGCTATGTGCTCCATGAATGTTCCTTTTTCTGGTTTCAAACCGTTCTTCGTTTTGATAACCTTGCCTAATTCAGTAATTCCATAATCAGCTAAGTGTTCCTTCAAAGGAATACCGTCGGCTGTTTCCAGGTCAAATTCACCAATGGATTTCCACAGATTGATTGCCACTTCTTTCCACCAACTGCCATAGAATTCAGGAAAGACAAAACGATTCTTCGCACAATATCGAATTTTTTTGGTCACTTGACGCTCTGTCAAAATGAAGACCCGCATAGCCATATCTGTATGCATATCTTTGTTTGGACTTGTTACGTACTCGATCAAATTAGGATCTCCAGTTAAACAACCAGCAACCCGTACTTCTTGTTGTCCATAATCCAATTCACCAATCTGTCTATTGGGTTCTCTTACGATCACGCCCCTTCGTATGATTTTGGACATCATGTCGTCACGTATTGGATTGTTTTGAAAATTCGGATCATTAGATTGAGATCGATACGATCTAGGAATTATCAATCCATAGGACGGATGTATAAGACCATCGACTTCTTCTTTGAGGAAATTGTTGATGTATGTTCCAGAAACCTTCTCTAGCTTTCGAACTGAAAGAACATCACGCACTATTTGTAGATCAACAGACGCAAGTGCATCCTCAGCAGTGCATACCAATCCTGTTTTTGTTTTGGGCAGTTCATCAGCTAGTTCAAGATCTTCAAGAAGAACTCCAAGCTGCTGTGTTGATGTGTAATTGGTTTTGGGTCCCCAACGTTTTTTCCATGCTTTTCCTTCTTTGCTTTTTTCAATCTTGGCCAGTATTCGATCACTTCGCCTTGCTATTTTCTGCTTCTGCAATTCAAAGTATTCAACATCAATAGCAATTCCATTTTGACTGGCCTTGTGCAGGGCCTGCGCTCCCCTCATGAACAATTCCATGGCATCTTTTCTAGTAGCGGTTATTTTCATAACATTATTCTTTCCACAAATCCAACCTCTGCTTGTCCGCAAGGTTTCTTTCTATGAGTGCATCGAGCCCACAATAGAACATGAGATCATTCGGATTCGCCTGATCAACTCTGTTAAAAGCATTCGCACTGTCTTCTTCAGAAGTTAAAAAGTCAGCCACTCGACTATCGTAATCTGGTATACCATAATTTACATATGCCTGAAATTTCATTCCGCAAATTGCACTTCTGTTGTCCTGCAAGTGAGCTCCCAAACAAGTGTCCCAAATCCAATTCTGTACATCGACTCCCAATATGACCTCACTCCACGCAGCTTCAAATGGAATGTTCGCGGCTATCTTTTTAGATTGATTGGTCAGGAGAGTCCTCAACATGTTTTTGATCTTCTTGTCCTGATCAACCCAAAAAGCAACAGAATGATTCTTCGTAGTGCTTATGCCACAACAGATGATGCGATGCCCTTCTCGGTGTGGTTTCTTTCCTGTCGTTTCAAAATCAAAGGCGAAGACTTTTGGAGGATGCTTGATAAGATCACGTAGATATATGCAAGCTGATCTTTTATCCAGGATGTGGACACTATTTGTTATGTCCAACCAGTGACTAGCAGGGTCTTCATTTGAGAAAGCAAGTTCAATGGTCTTTGACAAATCTCTTTTGAAGAAAAGATCTTCGGGACTTCCATCATTCAAATGTTCTATATAAGAAGGATGGAATGTCGGACATATCCAAGCACGAAAATCTCTGTCGGGAATTTGCCAACCTCTCCACTTGTAGATATTGTCTATCTTTTTGATACGTCCAAGCATCAAACTTTTAACAGCTACTGAACCTAAAGGAACAATGATTCGAGGTTTCAATTGATCAATAGTGGTTAGTAGATGGTGTTGGCAAGTTGCAATCTCTAGATCACTTGGTGTCCTATTTTTTGGCGGTTTGCAAATGATTGCGTTTGTCATATAGCACTCGTTCAAATCCACACCAATCTCTTGAAGAGTCCTGCGAAGTCTTTGTCCCGCTCTTCCTACAAAATGCTTACCGTATTTATCTTCTTGTACACCTGGAGCTTCTCCAATAAATAGGACAGATAGATTTCCAGATCCTGACGGGGGCATCTTTGAACTCAGACATCTGGAAAACAAACCACAAGCGGAGCAGGATTTCAGCCCTGCTCCGGCCGGCTGTTCTGGTACATCAATTTCAAATCCCGGCATGTCTATTCTTCCACAGACATCAAGTACACTGCATGCTTCATGGTCTTTGAATCCATGAGTAGTCTGTTATCACCAACATCAGCAACATCAATCAATTTCAAACAATCGGACAAGAAAGCCGGATGGACGGAAAACTTTATGGGTTTTCCTTTGTGCTTTATGCTGCTCCTCTCTTTATGCCATCCGTGCAGGCCTTTGCCTTCTACTTGCATCTGTCCTTTATTTATAGTTACTGTGACTGCTTCATCTTGAGCAAATTCAGACTCAGAAAAAACACCAGCTCTCTCCAGTATCTCAGACGTCTTGTCAGGAAACTTGAATTTGCCAGTGAGTCCTTTCTTGGAAAAAAGAGAGTCCAAGTTTGGATACTCTGCTTCTTGATATACTCTGCAAGCAACCATAGTTTTGCCGTCTCTAGTTTTGAAATGAAGCCATCCTCCTGATTTTGAAAAACCGTATTTGGAGAATTCATACTTCAAAAGATCAGGAACGAACCTGGCCGGTAGCAAAAAGGACTCCGCCAATTCAGACTTCATAAACACTCTTGTGGCTCTGAATCTGTCACAAGACTCCATGATGTTTCCATCAGAATGGATGCAAGCAAGCACAGGTCGTGTCATGTCTGTTCCAGCAGAAAATTGAACCATTCTCAAAGCATCAGAAAAATCTTTTGGTAGTGGATGGTACTTCGGAGTTTTTCCGATCTCTTTGTATGGCAAGGATATCTCTTTTGACATAGTTATGCCTGTGCGGGATTTCCCACTTCGAATAATCAATTCATCCCCTTTAACAGAGACATCCAAATCTTCTGCTGCAACCTTTTCCAAAACAGCGGATAGCACATCGCCCCTGATTGCTCCTTCAAAGCCAAAGTCTGCTTTTGTTATGACGGCGACCTCATCATTGTATGTGATCAGTTTTCCCTGTTTGAATACTACACTTTGAGACTGTTCTATGATGTCCTTAGAAGCCAGACCCGGCTGTACTCGTTTTATAGCTTGTATCAGTTCTTCTGTTTTGCACTTCATTTTTTCCTCCTTGTTAATGGAATCATCACTTCTTCAAATACGACTTTTTGTTGTAGTTGATCTGTTGACACGAAATGATAGGACAAGAGCATTCTCGGATGTTTTTTCAATACCATTTTGGTTTCATCTAGAACACATTTGCCCGGTGGAGCACCTGCTAGATAAATCTTCATATGTCAAATCCTTCTTTGGATTGAACAGCAGTAAATGGCTGAGGCCATTCTGGCATTGCTCTTTCGAGGTCTCTGAAATACATCACATTGAGTTGATCTCTAGCCCTGTAATCGTTACAGAGACCAGGTTCTACAAGCACTTCCACTTCTTGATCTACGGCTAATTTCTTGTTCTTAACTTTGCCTGTCGGACGTTCATTTTTCTTTGGCTTGTAACCAGCCTTTCTTTTGACAAACTTAGATTTTCCTAGAACAAATCCCTTTGATTCAAAGTAATCAAGAACATGCTGTAATTGACCAGGTGGAAGTGTGTCGATATGTTTGCCGGCCTGCTTCTTGCTTGGGCTTCTTGTGCTAACACAGATTTTCCAACAATCGTCCAGAGCGTGCGCCCAGGGCTTTGGAACGTACACACTTCCCATACGGCCAGTAACAATCCACGAAGTCGAGTCCACACTGTACCATGGGTACCGACACATCAACTTCAATGAAGTCAATCCGAATCCATGAACCTTGACTTTCGGTATCCCATTTTCATCACAAATATATTCAGAGAAGATGCTGTCCAATGTTTTGGCGACAACGTCAGAGCTTGTTCCTATAGCAAGCATTCCACCTATGGCAATGTAATCATATTCATCAATGTACCTCTTCAGATACCTCAAAGGTTCTCCAATGTGAAAACAGGGCAATGGAGATAAACCTGCTTCTTCCATTCTTGTTTGATTTTCCAAGGTGGCTTCAGCATCTCTAATCACATCCAAGTTAGCATAGACAGAGATAACGTCCTCATGTTCTTTGATGAATTGAATATACTCATCCAGATCAATCTTAACTCCTTGTGTGTGCGCACTAAATGCTCCTGAGTCGAGAAATAATTCAACTTCTGGATCCTTTTGCTTCTTCATCTGCTCCTCCAATACATGAAGCATTTTCTGACAATTGAAGAAATCGATAGCGATGAAATAGTACGACATCAACCGCTGCCCCTTCAAACTCAGCACCATGCTTTCCCTTTGTTCAATTCCTGTATTTCCAGCTATCCATATATTCATCGCTCACTCCTCAATTGTCCCACAATCCATTTCCACAACTTGGTCCCTATCTTTTGTTGTATTATCGTGTGATAGGACAAGAGTCGATGCTTCATCATGAGTTCTCTGGACTCATCCAAAACTAGAACTCCACCTGCGAAAAAAATCTTCATGGATGAATCAATTTGAGGAGCTCTTCACGGGGCCCTTCTTTGTGCAGAAAGACTCCGGACAGGCTGCTGGTGACCATAACGCTGTTCTGCTTCATGACACCTCTGCACAGCATGCAAAGATGCTGCGCTTCTATGACACAAGCAGCTCCCTTTGGTTCTAGATACTTCATCAAAGCATCCGTAACTTGACGACCAATACGTTCTTGAATTTGCATCCTCTTTGAATAGATATCAAGTAACCTGGCCAGTTTACTGATCCCAAGAACCTTCCCATCGGGAATATATGCAATATGAGCCTTTCCAAAGAAAGGAAGGACATGATGTTCACACATTGAATAAAATTCGATGTCACGAAGCACCACCATCTCATCACAGGCTCCATCCTCGAACACAGTCATGATGTCAGCCGGATCCTTTTGGTATCCTGAGAAAAGTTCTCCATACATTTTAACAACTCTATTTGGAGTGTTAAGTAAACCTTCTCTTTTAACATCTTCTCCTGCAAATGCCAGTAGAGATTCTACAGCTACCTTTGCTTGAAATTCTGTAACCTTCATATGTCGAATCCTCCTTTGTTGCTCGTTGCTTTGTCTGTTACTGTTTGTTCCTTACCTGATATGATGCGGTCCTCTATGCGATTCATTTTCAACATCATCGTGAACTTGCCCACATCAAAAGGAGGGAATTCACCTATGACATCTTTGTACTTCCATTTATTTTGAAGAACGGCCTGAACCGCTGCCGGGTTTATTGTGTCGACTTGAATGTGTTCTGGAATGGTTTTCATTTTCATCTCTTTGGTTGGGTGCCAAAGAGTTTCTTCAGCTTGACCTGGAATCTCACAAATCGTTCCACACAATGGCATGGATCTTGATTTCAAATTCCATGTATTCGTTGAGCAAACAATAGGACATTTGACCTGCCATTTGCTAGCAACTCTAAGACGTTCTATCCAGCCACCTTCTTCAGTCCATGATCCATATCCAAAGTCCACAACCATGGATCTGCCGTTTTTCTTTTTCACTATCGGCCATGAATTTGGACCGAACTTGATCATACTGAACACAACGTCCGGCTTTAATAGACCAAGACCGGTCCATAAAAGATCGCTGTACACTTCCCAACAAAACATAGCAGAAACTCTAAGTCCTGCTAGATCAAAAACCTTGAAGCGGTTAGAGAAGTCTGTTTCTGGAACTATGTCGCCCCCTCCTTTGGTGACAACATGATCATACTTAGGCAAAGCGAATTTGTTCAAACGCCCCACCAGGGTTCCATCTTTTTCAAGGAACCATATAGCCTCTCTGTTCAAACCGTCATCATCCTTTTGAACAAGACCAACTACCAGGGCGCACTTTCTTTGTTGAGCTATTGATCGCAGTTTTGGAAAGAGTTCCTCTTTTGTGAATTCTTTTTTGTGAGGCATCATGACAATGCCGCCAAAGAATTCTTGAGGTGTCACCAAAATATCTGGTGAATGTTTTTCGCACATCTCATCAATCCAACGTAACTTGGAGGACGTGCTAGAGTGCTGTCGGGGTATTGCCGACAGCACTCGCACTTTTTTGGACTTCAGTGGTTTTGCCACTGTTATTTCTCGACCGTCCAGCCGTTTTCACGCAGACGATTGATCACTGTCCGTACGCTGTTACGAGCTGTACGAATCGCGCTGACCTTCGCCTCAGGGTCGATGCCCTTTTTCTGCAGACGAGCGTTGAGCTGTTTCAAGCTCTGCTCAGGATCCCGGCACATGAGATCAAGCGTAGCTCCGTACGCACTGATCTTCTTGGAAGACTTCTTGGAAGACTTCTTGGAAGACTTCTTGGAAGACTTCTTGGAAGACTTCTTGGAAGACTTCTTGGAAGACTTCTCTTCCGGCTCGTCGTCTTCTTCCTCGTCGTCTTCTTCCTCGTCGTCTTCCTCCTCGTCGTCTTCCTCTTCCGGCTCGTCGTCTTCTTTTTCTTCAACGACTTCAATGCCATCGAGTTCGTAGCCCATTTCACCAATGGTGTCCACGGTTGCTTGCAGCAAGGTGCAATCTTCGTCCAGCTCTTCCAAGCTGTCTTCGATCGCGGCAATGAGTTCCTTCTTCTTCAAATCGGTGTCGATCTGAAGGTCTTCACTCAGAACCGTGTTGAGATCCGCCGCTGCTGCTTTGAGTTCATTCATCTTAGGGGCCATGTCTTCCTCCTATGTGTTGTGGTTCGACTTTCACCCTTTGTTCACTATATTATACTCACAAGGCCTGCAAGAGTTATGAAAAATTTCCAATTTTATGGATTTGGATATTCATCACTACATGTTCTAGCAAACCGGCAGAATCCAACATCCCTAAAGGATCAAAACCACAAAGCAAAGACCCGTCTTTTCCAAACACAGGAGAAATAGCAACATTCAAGTCACTTGGGTCCCGATATTGGAGGACTTCTTTTATGAAGATTATGGCCTGTGCTAGGTCATGTCTGTTCATGTACGGGGCTTTAATCCAAGAGCCACTGGGTGCTTTGGCAAACATATCTGGGGACATCATTGAAGCATGCTCCTCAATTCCACAAGACAATGGCTTATAGTCAAAGACAAAACAATCGGCACACAGGATCTTACCGGAAGGGAGCATGGTTCCATTGGTTTCGATTTGAATTTTGTATCCAACAGAAATCAGAATCTCTATCAGATCTCCAAGTTGACGTCCTTGTAAAAGAGGCTCACCTCCTGTTATGACAACTCTGCGCAAGGAGGAAGCTTCAAGACGGTCAAGCAATTCTTCCAAATTGAATTCACTTCCATTATCAGAATCCCAAGTTTGCTTAGTGTCGCAAAAAGTACAACGCAAGTTGCATCCTGGAAAACGAATAAACTGAACCGCTGTTCCCTGAGGAAACAAACCAACCTCTCCAGAGAAGGATGTGAAAATTTCATTAACCTTCATATTCAGCCCATCCTGTTTTGGTTTCATGAACTCTTACTTTGACGAGACGCAGCCCACGCCGTTCGTTATCCATACTCCGATTATCTATCAGTTTTGATCTAATCTTCTCAAAAAAGTGTCGGGCCATGTTTTCGGCTGTCGGATTTTCTTTCATGGTAACAACCTTCTCTGCCTTGGACAATGGATGATCTTTCTCTGACTCCTTAATGATCAAAGCATGGTCGAATGAATCTATCAGATTGCCGGCAACGTCTTTAAGTTGACCGAAATCTATCACCATTCCATCTTTGTTCAATTGATCCGCTCTTACAAATACCTCAACAACATATGAATGACCATGTACGGACATGCAGGCTGTTGAGTATGCGTGTTCAAGAAAATGAGCCGCCTCAAACTTGAATGTCTTCCTGATTGTGTACCCTCTCATCTCTCTTATCTCCTTTCTCATTATACATAACTGCCCAGAACGGGCCTTCCTATTTGAGGGCATTGCAGAACATGCACTTCCCTCGAAACTGCAAAATCATCCTCTCTTCGTACCAGCCAACCCAAACGCATAAGACCAGCAATCTTTTCCTGCTCTGTTTGATTCAATGCGAGCATGCCCGTCACATGCCCATACTTGCGTTTGTCGTCCGAAAAATTGGACAAGCCGAGTCTGCCCTTGCCGTAAGATCCTGCATCGGCTTGAGTGGCTGTTACGACCAGACAATCTCTTTTCTGTCCTATCGACCGAAGTCTCTGCCACGTTTGATTTTGTTGATGCCTGTATTGCATGCTTCTATCGATAGGAGCTAGAATGTCGGCGTAATCCACGATCACCACGTCAGGCACAAATCCATATCTATATTCCCATGAGTCCAGCCTTGTCTCAATATCGACCGCTGACAAAGAATCATTTGGGTAGCATTCTGTTAGATGACGCACGCCCCTGACTGCAAATTGAAATCTTCTACTGGCTCGGATAGCTTGCCTGCGAGTTAGTGGTTTGACCGGATTTCTTTTTTTGTACCAAACAGCACCTTCAAAATTCTTGTTCCTTCTACACCGAGCACATGGAGAGTAGTCCTCCGGTGCCTCTTCCCATGTTAATTCTGTTTCTTCTCCATCTTCATCTTCTACATATATACTGGATCTGTTTTTGCTACGGGGGCAATCTCCCGTCCTGTTACGTTTACAGTCCAATACCGGAATGAGAAGTTCACCACAATATCGCTCCTTATGAGATTTGCCACATAGACGAATGGCTCCACGCATGCGCATCTGTCTAGCGGACATATCGCCGGCACCAAAGAAAGCAACATTCCTTCTTTGCTTGTACGCTTGAAAACCAATCTCTTGAAGCCACCATGTCTTGCCTCTTTTTTCCGGCCCCATGAAAGCCAGAAAGTTACCACGCATGAATTCATCATTTATCAAGTCACCTAAAGGTCCAGGAAATTCAAACAAAGGATCTTGAGCAGCTTCAAAAGCTTCTTTCAGAGCTTCTTCTTCTACATACAAATCGATGGGAGGAGTAGTGACTTCTATTTCTGTTGATCGATGCGCATCCACCGCATTTTCAGCAACATCGATGTTTCCATCTTCAAGTCCAGCGTCGATCAAGTCTCTTGTTTTCTTGAGTCTGTTCCTTCTGAAAAGCTCTGCCGATCTCTTCATTAGGTATTTGATATTCAGATCGGCATGCGGCTCATCATGCTCTTCAATTATAGACTGAACCAAAGATGTGAGTTCCTTCTTTTGAGGACCAGAAACCATGTCAAAATCAAACAGATCCTCAACTGCCTTTCCTGGAGCTCTCATATATTCTTTGTAGTGCTGAATACACCATCGCATAAGAGCATCTGCAGACGTATCAGACATACTTCCATCTCGATAAATCTCAGAAACCAATTTCAAATAGCCATCATTCCAAATAGCCGCTTGTAAGATCCTGCGCGACAGTGAACCATCTATCTGTTTCCTCTTCACGTTATGCACTCTTTCTGTTTCTTAGTGGCAGATCGAAGTCTTGTTCCTTCTCTCTCAAAAACCTATTCCACATTCTGGTTTCTGGCTTGATAGCTGAGGGGCTCATTTCAGGCCATGTTCGTTTTTCAACATATTTGAGATAATCAATCAATAACAACATAGGAGTTTTCCAAAAGTATTTGGCCTTGCCTTTATGAATACTGGATGACTTACTATCACCTGGTAGTTGTTTCCAAAAAGCGTACATGGGTGCAATTACAGTGAAGCCATTTTTTGATTCCAATTCTTCATCCATGACTTCGGACCACCAACATCGTAGAGTATCAAACATAACCTTTTCTGTCTTTGTGGCTTCTATGGGTTGCTGTTTGTTTTCATGTGAACCCATTGAATATAAAATGTTCACAAACTTAGACTCTCCATTTCTTTTAGATTTGGTTCGCAATGAGGCCAAGGAGCGTACATTGTTTTTCCAAAATGAATCTGTTGTTGCATATTCAATGGCAGGCCTGACAACATCTTCAAAATCAAAACCATCTATCCTCACTAACTTATCTATTGTTTCAGCAGCGGCTCGTACTTTTGCCTTGGATGGATTTTGCAGATGTTTTAATTTTGGATGATTTTTTAATTGCTCTGAATGGAACCAATCAACAAGGTCTTTGTACTTTCTTGGCAGCTTCTTTTTTCTTGATTTGGACTTCTTGGATGGTTCTGCAGATTTGGGAGTTGTGGGTATATACTTATCTCCGTTAATAGAAGAAGAGGAATAAGAATTCCTCTTCTTTATATATAACCCACCCTTGTCAAAAACCAGCGTGTGGCAATTGACTAGGGTGGACGGTTTGATCACCACAATTTCATGACCCATCACTTTACCTGAAACTTCATCTCTTATTATGGTTTCTTCTATAAGATCAAGTTCAAGTAAAAAGGCTTTGGCCCTGCGGACTCCTCGTTCACCAATTCCAAGAATGTCCGCTGCCTTTTTAATGGTGATATGTTCTTTGTCTTCCCATCTATTCACAGACAGATACAAAGCATAGATCAACCATGCGTGCCCTCTGTCCATCTCTTTTTCTGGCTCACCTTCTGATAGGATTCTACGGACAGCTTCATAGGGAATTGTTATGGGAGTTTGTCGACGATCCTTCTCCTTTATTCTGTTCCTTTGTCCTTTCTTCCTGACTGTGATTCTGTTTTTTCTTTTACTCATCGTATCCCTATTTCCCTCATAAATGCCTCTGCGTTTTTATCTGATACTAGAGCAGGATCATCTACACCGAGGTCTGTTATCCATTCCACTTTCTTCCCACGCAGAGCCAGCTTGCTTCCAATAGCTTCTGGATCTTGTGCATCCTCATCAAACATGATGAACAACTCATCCCATTCAAGCATTAGATCAAACTGCTCTGCTGTGATCGTTTGCCCAAATGTAGCTACCGCTCCATATCCAAATCTCCAAACGTCTGTTATGCCTTCTGTTATGACAACTTTGTTTGATGCTTTGGCTTCATCATATCCATACAGAAGGAATTGATGTTCTACTATTTCTGACTTCTTTGGGCAGGCTTTGTATCTTAGTTTGCTTCTGTTGGTTATGTCTCTTCCTTGGTAGGATACTCTACGTCTTTTGTAAGTGATGGGAGCAATTATTCTCAAAGCATAAGGACCCATTGGTCCAGTTCCCATGAGGCCCCATTCTTTTTCTAGTTTTTCTGGATCAAAGTCTCTGGACGCCAGATAGCGTTTGTGCCTTGGAAGCATGCGATTAGTTCCTGGCGGGAAGGAAACACCTCTTTTAACGATCGAGATCCTTTCCTTATGTTTGCGTTCTATCCGAGTAGGGCTGGACATAGAAAAAGCTCCTCCGCTGTATTTGCGGAGGAGCTTTTTTGCCTCACTCGTCCCTGCTCCTGTTAGTGCAGAGATGACGTCCAGAGTTTTATGGAAACCACATCGATAGCAATTGAAGAACTGCTTCTGCTCATTGAAGCCAAGATGGAATCCTTCATGCTGCCCAGAACAGAATGGGCAGGGAATGCCCACCCATCCGTTTTGATGGTGCTTGTGCCCTGCAGGAGCTGTCGGCAAACCCAGGGCCTGACACATCAGTTTGAAGTTGAATCTTTGTCGCATGCTTCCAATATATTATACACATACGCCACCAACCCCTTCCGGAATTTTTGCAATTATTTTTGAAAGGAGTCGTCTTATCCTGTACCAGTCCGTCCTTTTTAAGCCCTTAGCTTCCAAACCATTTCGAAGCTTGACCCTGGCTTCTACGGAGGATTCAGTACCGTCCAGCCCAAGGCTTTTGGGATCTTTGATCAAGGCTTCAACGAGGTTCCTGCTGACCGGATCATCATGAAGATGAATCTCAATCTGCATCCATATTTCTTGTGCAGAAGGGATGCATTGTTCCGGAGGGACAGTGGCCATGAATTCCAAGCAGGACGGATCTGTAGCTATGGGAGTTTTTTCGATGGCCTTTTTGATCATGAAGAGAAATCCATTATTCAGGACGGTTGTCAGAAATGTCCCAAAGTTTCTTTTGCGATCCCACTTGGTGATAGCTCGCATGAATAGGACATAGGCTTCACTTTCTAATTCAGACACATCGAAGCCCGTTGTCCGATTCCATGACCAGATTCTTTCATAGACCATGTTTTGATATTGATCCCATAGTTGTTCTGTCTTTGCTTTAGATAGTCTGATCTTCATCCTCTCATCTCCTGTCTGTTTTTTATAGCTGCGTCGATGCTTTTGCTTTCTTGATGATTGACCCATATCTCAATCAGGGCTATGAGTTGATTTCTCATCGTGACCCCTTTTTTGATGCACGCTGCTTTGTATCTTTGACGCAGGTTCACCGGGAATTTCTCCACTGCGAAGTTTGTTTCAGTTTTCATCTTTTTCATCTCCTTTTTTCATTTGGAGCTTGAGTTCAAGCTGTTCAACTCGTTTGGAAAGGAGTCGGATTTCTTCTAGCTCCTTTTCCATCTTGTTCACCTTGGCCATAATGGCACCACTGATTCCACTCATCCGAGACCACCCTTCTCATCGTCTAGTCCGAATAGTTTACCGAGCCCCATTTCTTTGATTTTTTTCATTGAGTATTTTTCCTGTTTCTGTTTGTCAAAGATATTAACAAACAGGTTCTTTGGAAGAACTTTGTACAGATAGCCAATGGCAAGAATTGCCAGCACGTTTGCTACTTCTGGGTTTACAGAAAACAGATATGTACGCATTCCTGGTTCTGCTTCTAAGACTACCCTGGCACTGATCATCATCTCCATCACATCTCCAGATTTGATGTCCTTTTCCATCTGTTCCAACATTCTTAATACTTCTTTGATCTCCATTATTCTTCCTCCTTATTTTGGTTTTCTTGTTGTTACAGCGACTCGCTGAAGTCCAACAGTTTTTGCTTACTCAGTTCTTCTTCTTTTTCACGCTCTTCCCATTCATTCCAGTCGATCAGTTTTTCCACGGCGTCTTTGATTAACTTGACCAGCACTTTGGGTTCAAGAGCATCTAACTCCCAGCTCGTCTTTCCGAAACGGCTGACATAGTTTTCCGCACGAGTGTCCTTGAGTTTAGTCGGGTTCGGCGGTGGTGAGTACTTCTCGACCTGATCCATGTTAAGCCCTAACCGTTTAACATAGACAGAGCTTCCGATAAACTGTTCAAGCCTATCTCGGATATCGCGGGTCATATCTATTCCGCTTGGGTCATGGTCACCGAGGTGAAAAAGCCACAAGCATTTGCCTTCATCCCCCGCAAATAGATATCTCTTGGACGCTTCATATACAGAGCTCACGGACATGTACCCTCGGCAGGAAAGGCATGTCACATCCAGCGGCGTACAGGCCGTCTTGACTACATCAATGAGAGCATCCTTTTCGACCCACACTTCCACGTAATGGTCTTGGTTTTCCCACCTATCCAGTTTGAACTGACGGGCTGCGTCACGCACGATAGAAGCGGCATCAGGCCAGTGGGCGTTCATACGGGCGAACCTTGTTCTGTCTACGATAGCTTTCCAGTCAATTAAACCCATCATACGCCCATCATTGAGAAGTCGGCCTAGCATACCGTAGTTCCGGCCGTCGTTCTCAAATAAACCTCGCGCCACGAACTGGTAGTAGAGTTGGCGTAGTGTGAGTTGGTATCCTTGAGCCATATACTCCTGCACGATTTCATTCGCGTGGTGTAAAACGGCTATGCTCTTGTCAGAGAATTTCTTGCATGGTACGAATGCTTCTTTCATGATTTCCTCCGTGTCAGGTTGATCCCTTCTCCTTCTTTATTAATGATCCCAGCAAGTCAACCAACACAGTGCTGGCCTCTCCACCTTTTCCGTCGAGTACGGAATCCAGGACCTTTTGTTTCTCATTCAGCATCTCAGCAATATCTCCCTCGATAGTTTCATCAGCTACTAGGTAGTAGGCCATGACACTGTCGGCTTCCTGTCCGATTCTATGAATTCGATCTTCCGCTTGAATATGCTCTCCTGGAGTCCAGCCAAGCTCTACGAAAACCACATTGCTCGCTGCGGTTAGCGTAATTCCTACACCGGCTGCTTTGACGTTTCCAAGGAAGAGGCGAATGCTGGAATCGTTTTGGAATTTGTCCACAACTTCCTGCCGTTTGTTTTGAGCAGTGGATCCATCCAGACGAACTGTTTTTCCTTCAAACTTTTTCTCCAGTTCATCAAGAGTCTTGATATGTGTTGCGAAGACTACCAGCTTTTCGCCGGCATCGATTTCATCCTGGATCCATTCAATACAGGATTTCATCTTTGCTTCTACTGCAGCCTGTTTCAGCTTCTCTATTTTTGTCAGTGCTTCTGCTGCTGCTGTACGTTCAATCTCTTCCGGTGTCTTTCCCTGCTCCTCGAGCCAGCCCTCAAAGTCACACATGATTTTTTCATATGTTGCTTTTCCTTGCTTACTCAATTCCATTGGTACAACTGATCGTTGCTTTGCTGGAAGATCGGTCAGTACATCTTCCTTGAGTCTTCGTATCATCAACGTCTTGGTAAGCAGGCTGTGGAGTTCATCTGTGTGAGTTGCTCCACTGAAGTCCCACCCAAACCTGCCTCTCGTCGCTCCACAGAAGCGTTTGGCATATTGCCAGAATGAGGGGAATGCCCTTTTGTCGATTGCCCGCAGTGCTGTATAAAATTCCACTGGGCGGTTCGTTATTGGGGTTCCCGACAGGCACACGACTGAGTCAGAGTGCTCACATAGGGTAAGACATGCTTTCGTTCGCTTTGCTTTGACATTCTTGATGTAGTGACACTCATCCAGGATTACCATCCCGATTTTCATTCTTTGGAACTTCTCAATCCATCCGCTCATGATGTCGTAGTTAATCACGAGGATCGATCCTTCGGTTTCATATGGGGTACGTCCATTCAGAACTTCTACCTCGGCATCTGGAATCCACTTTCTAGCTTCTTTCGCCCAGTTCAGTTTAACCGATGCCGGACACACCACTAAACAAGGCTCTGACGGCGTTCTTTTTTCTGGATGGGTCTTACAGTAGCCAAGGGCTTGAACGGTCTTCCCTAGCCCCATCTCATCGGCTATTAAGGCTCTTCCGTTCCTGGATTCAATGAAACCAACGCCCAGCTTCTGGAAGTCATACAGTCCATCTATATCTACAGGATCTGGTGCACTAGTCTGTTCATCATACCAGCGCTTGAGCTTGCCTTTGATTTCGAAGCCCATATCGATAAGGGCTTCTGTGTTGGGTACGCTCAAAGGTGCTTCCCACCATGCCTTCTTTCCTTCCTTTTTGAATCGCCGGCCTGCGATCCTGTTCTTTACTCCAGCAACTGTTTCTGTATCGTAAGGGAAGATGATTTTGATTTTCCCATTGACGATACCAGCCATCTTGCCGAGTTTTGATTCATCTTTCTTTTTGCCCCGCCCTATAGTTGCGTTGACAGGACTTAAGGTGCTCGGGATCTGGCCGTGGTACTTCTTCAGGCACTTTTTAACAACAGCGAGTTGCCGTTCCGAGACACTTTGCCGTTTTATATACTGCTCGGCAATTGAACTGAGGATTGCTGCATCAGTACTATTGAATCCTCTTCCGTTCTGTTCAATCGTGTGGTGGGCTTGTTGCTCATCGTTAGTCTGATAGGAGTAAACCTCCAACAGGGCGGCAATAGCAAAGCCATCCTCTTCATCAATTCGTTTTTTGATTTCTTCGACTTTGTCTTTTGTCCTCATTTCTTCTCTCTCCTGTTTTTGTAATCTTGATCACTTCCCAAATAAGCTCTCCCAGTATGACTGCTATGAAGGACAGCCATATTGCCAGCACCACTATTAGTAGGACACACATGGTAGCGCTCCTTCTTCCCCTTCGTCTTGATCTTCAATCCACCTGCCGGCGAATTGCCGATACTCCTTGAAGGAGATTTCCATATTGAGATACTTCATTATGTGTTCGAGTCGGATTTCTTGTTCCCAGGACATATGTTTTGAGAACCAAAGGAATCCCATAAGCCCCATATTGGCGATGTCATTTATGCTCGCACAGGCTATGGTTTGTTCCAATTGGTCATGGCTCACAATGGGTTCTAGGTTTACGATATTGTATATCGCTTGGACTTGATTTGCCAGTTCATTGTTCATTTGGATCCCCTTTTCTTGACTTTGATCTTCCGCTTCTTCGATTTGACTTTGATTTTCCGCTTCTTCGATTTGACTTTGATTTTCCGTTTTGGGGTCTTTTCTTCTACCACAATCAATCGACATCCAGATTTGATAAGGTCTGCTCTGGTGAATTGGGTGTGGCTCTTCATGCTCTGTTTGGGATGATATTCGTTTGGCAAGTATTGCAGACGATACAGAGTTCTGCTCTGTATCTTCCATCCCTTTCTGCTTTTCTTGTTGTAGTAGTTGATCCCATATTCATCTTGCAGTCTTGCCCGAGCTTGTCTGGCATTGCCTCGCATCTTGAAACCCACTTTGGAATTTTGCTTGTTGAAGACTCGGTATTCTCTTCTTAATGAGATCATGACTTTAGCCACGATCCCCGTTTTCGAAATGATGTATTGTCCTCGTTCTAATTTCTTTGGTAGCTTTGATGTCTTCATTTTATTTTCCGTACCCTCACCTTTCTTTTTCTCCAATAGTTCTTCCGCTTGCCGTAGTGGTGGATGCGCATCAAGACCGTGTCAAACTCAACACCATGTGGTTTGACTTTACGGCCCTTTCTATCTCTCCTTGTCAGTCTTGGTATGTCGGTAAACACATCGGGGCAGTAATGAGCTATATGAGCGTACTCGTGTAGCAGTAGTCCAACTGTCAGGGTCTTGGATGGAAGCATAATCGTCTTCCTCCAGGGATATGCGACACCACCGAAGCTACTTCTGAATTTGCAGGTTGTTTCCATGCCGGTCCATCTGTCCAACTTTTGGATTATGCGGACTGCCTCTGCTTCACTTATCCAGATGCTGTATGCTTCAAACCAGATTCTTTCTTCTTCTTTATAGTGTCCCATGTCAGCTCCTTGCTATGATTTCAGCATATGTTCCGAACGGCCACTCGATGCTGTCATCCAGCATCAGTGTCCTGGCTCCTGGGTGCCGACTTCGGATGGTTGCATGTAAGTCCGTGAGACTTTTCGTTTCGTAGCACTTTCTTTCCCGCACCATCTTGCCGGCATCAGATCCCTTTCTTTTCCTGACCTGCTGATTCCATTCAGTACGATACCACTTCATCTGCTCTCTCCTTTGTCTGTAGTCGGATCAATTCCAACTCACTACTACTATTATACCAAATCGAGTTTTTGAAAATTCGTCATATCCCACTTTCAGAGCCTTACTTCAAAAAAACGTTCAGCTATAGCAGTGTTGAAAAAAGTTCAAAAGAATTGTTGACCGATGTTTTGCAGAATCATCGTTCCCAGACCACAACCTCGCTGTGAGCGGAGCTATATGGAATGTAAATGTATTGAACCACAATTTTGGAAATGCTCTTATCTGCATGGTGTTTTTCAACGAAGCGCTTCAGACTCTTGGATCCACCATCCCACCATTGATAAACAGGAGGCCCCATGTTTCCAACAGCAACTATTCTTTTCAGTGGAGGTCCTAATGGTCCATGTATAGATTCGAGTTCACGTTTATGGTTCAGTAGTTGTTCTTTGATTTCTTTCATTGTTTTCTTCATTCTCATCTTCTCTCTCCTTATGTTGGCTTCTCATCAGATACTAACCACCACGTTAGTATGAGAGGAGGGTGAAGCCCTCCTCTTTCGATTTAGTATAGTCTACAGATACTTTTCGTGGATATCTTCCATTCCTACGAAATCTTGAAAGACAACCTGTACTCTGACATTTCCATTCGCCGAGATACTAAGCCGCCATTCCTTATTCGGCTTTCCGTCCATGGCTATGATTTCGTTTTTGATTTCATTAGCCAATTTTTCTATCTCGCTTTGGCTTATTGTTCCGATATACATTATTCTTCCTCCTCTTCTTTTTCCGTGTGCTCCCAGCAAGCTTCTACCTCTTGAAAAGGCCTTTTCATCTTCTCTCTCCTTATGTTGCTTGTGCTGAGACTTTGGACTCAGCTTGTCCTTTAATGAGAGGAGCGTGTTACATTGAAGCAACACGCTCACCCCCACCCATCAGGATTTCGATGAAGTCTACCGTCGTTCCTATCAAGTGTCTCCGTGGCAAGTACACGCTCGATTGGTGCTCTTCTTAATCCACTTCGATCACCCCGTCCTCAACTTCATCTCTAACACCACAACCTATGGGTCTGATCAGGAGGTCTCGGCTCTCTCAGGAGGCTGCCCCTGTCTGGTGTTTTGAGGAGGGTGTCTCATAACCGCCTTCCTATTTATCAAAGAACCTACTTATATACTACCTCCGGGCTGGGTAGAGGTAAAGGTAAAACTTAAAGTTTTTTAAGTATTTTTTACATGCAGAAAACACACATATATCAGTATTTTTTGGAATCGAATATCAATTCCTTCTTATCCTCTTTGGCTGTGGTCCATATATTGCAAAGCGTTATGGCAAAGGTAACGGTAAAGAAGAAAAGCAAGATGAGTGCTGGACGGGGACGTCCTCCTATTGAGTACGATCCTGCCTATCATGTATCGGTGATTGGCAAGCTGTACAGGCGGGGGTGTGGTAATGAAGAGGTCGCTGAAATTCTTGATATCTCTGTTCAGACCCTAAACAAATGGATGCAAGAACACCCTGATTTATTGGAAGCTAAAAAAGCCGGTAGAGAAGATTTCGACAACGGCAGGGTTGAACAAGGACTCCTCAAACGCGCTCTTGGATATTGGTACACCGAAACCAAGACCGAGCAGATTGAGCTTCGCCAAGGTAGAGGAGCAAATCTAGTCAGAGTCCCTGCAGACAAGATCATCACAATGAGGAAGCACATGGCTCCAAACGTTACCGCTATGATCTTCTGGTTGTGCAATCGAAATCCGGATCGTTGGAAAAACATCCAGACTATCGTTGGCAAAATGGATCATAGCCATTCACATGAATTTGACATCAGTAAGTTGAGTAAGATAGGGAAGAAGAAACTTGAGCAACTCGCAGACATGCTTGAAGAAGCCATCGGCGACGAAGCTACCTCATCTCCCGAACCCCAAAATACTGCGACGCGAGATAGCTCGCCGGTCGCTGGGCGACTTCATTCGCCACTTTTGGGGCACGGTAGAAACTAGAAGCTTTGTAAGCAATTGGCATATTGATTGTATGGCAGATCATCTCATGGCGGTCTTCCAGGGATACATCCGCTATCTTATGATCAACATCCCACCTCGCCACATGAAGAGTCTTTCGTGTGGTGTGTTCTTTCCAGCATGGGCTTGGGTTCATGAACCGGCAATTCAATTCCTCAGCGCCTCTTATGCCCACAACCTTGCCGTACGTGATAGTGTCAAAACCCGGCGTCTCATTCAGTCCGAAGAATACCAAGCGCTTATTCGACAGATCACTGCAGACGGTACTCCTTTCTTTGAACTCACCTCCGATCAGAACACTAAGATCCGGTATGAAAACAATAGGGGCGGTTACAGGTTGGCTACTTCCATTGGAGGAGTAGCAACGGGAGAAGGTGGCGATATAATCACCGTAGACGATCCTCATAATATCATGGAGGGCGAGAGTGACATTAAAAGGCAGACTTGTTGTCGGTGGTGGGATGAGAGCCTCAGTACCCGCTTGAATGACCCTAACACCGGAGCATATGTGTTGATCGGTCAGCGTTCACATCATCAGGATCTGTTTGGTCACGTCTTGGAAAACGAAGGCGATGATGACTGGTGCATCATCAAGCTACCCGCCGAGTACAAGAAGAGTTCCATAATCAAATCACCTTTGGATGTCAAGGACCCGAGGACGAAACCCAACGAACTTCTGATGCCCGGCCGATTTACCAAGAAGACTATGGCCACGTGGAAGAAGAAGCTGGGTTCTTACGGAACTGCTGCTCAGTTGGACCAGGAACCCACTCCTCGCGAAGGTGGAATGTTCAAGGTAGAGAACATCAAACAGATCCACGAGTTTGATCGCACTAAGATTGAAAAGTCTGCTCGTTACTGGGATAAGGCCGCTACAGAGGGCGGTGGTTGTTATACGGCCGGGGTGTTGATGCACCGAATGAAGGACGGTTCCTATGTCATAGAGAACATCAGGCAGGGCCAATGGTCGTATGGCAAACGTAACAAGATCATAAAGGCCGTTGCTCAAGCTGATGAGGCAAAAGGGTATGACGGTTTGACAATCTGGTTAGAGCAGGAACCCGGCTCCGGTGGTAAAGAATCTGCTGAGTTCAGTATCAAGGATCTGGCTGGTTTCAAAGTCAAGGCCGACAAAGTCAGTGGCCAGGGTGACAAGGTGCGTAGGGCTGAGCCCTTTGCAATCCAAGTTGAAGCCGGTAACGTATATGTTCTTATACGGGATTGGACCGGCGATTTCATTGACCAGCTCCATGACTTTCCTCTTTCTGATTACAAGGACATGGTCGATGCATCGGCAGGAGCATTCAATAAAATAGCCCTTGGGAAGAAAGTGCTGGATGGCACTTGGTAGGAGATCAAAACGATGGCAAAAGCAAAGAAGAAAATAACCGTTAAGAAGAAGATATCAGGTAACCAAAGAAAAGCGACCGACGGTCTTCTTCGCGTTCTCTCTTCTGCTATGGTCAGCCGGTCCGCTCTTGCTGCCGGCCTTGGCGATCAATTCGGTGGTGATCGTAATATCTATGAGTCTTGTGGCTACAAGGAGGTTCTGACATTCCAGGACTTCGAGAAAAAGTTCAAACGCATGGGTATCGCTGACCGGATAGTTAAGGCTTACCCTGATGCTACATGGAAGGGCATGCCAGAGGTTATTGATGACGAAGATGAGAACAACTTCACTGACTTTGAAAAAGAATGGAAACTGTATGTCAAGAGGCTCAAGCTGCGTCATTACTTCCGTCGCTTAGATATTATTTCCGGTATCGGTGAATACGGTGTCTTGTTCCTTGGGTTTAATGATGTCAAAAAGCCGGAGGACATGCAGAATGAACCCTCGGGTGTTTCCCAGCTTCTGTATGTGAAGCCTTATTCTCAGACGAACGCCACAATCCATTCGACGGTTAATGACCCGTCAGATCCTCGTTATGGCCTTCCAGAGATTTACAAGTTGAAGGTCCAGGTGCAGATGGCTGATTCAGAAGGAGCCTCTTCGCGGACACACCTGGTCCATTGGAAGAGGGTCATTCACGTAGCAGAGGAGCTTGAGGAGTCCGATGTTTATGGTACACCCCGACTCCAGAAGATTTTCAATAACCTCTATGATGTCCAGAAGATTGCCGGCGGTTCTGGTGAGATGTTCTGGCGTGGTGGCTTCCCGGGCTATTCTTTCGAGAAAGATCCCGAGTACGAATTTGATCAGACCTCTGACGCCATCGATGACGAGATTGAAAACTACATCCATGGCCTGTCTCGCTTCCTGAAACTGGAAGGGGTTACTGCCAAGCCATTATCTCCTCAGGTAGCCAATCCCAAAGAGCATTTTGATATCCAGATGAAGTTGATCTCGGCCCAGTCCAAGATACCTGTTCGTATTCTTCTTGGTAGTGAGCGGGGGGAGCTGGCTAGTTCACAGGACCAACAGGCTTGGTATGACAGGGTGGCTGAACGCAGGGAGAATTTCGCCGAGGCTGTTATTGTAAGAGCATTCATCGATAGGTTGATCTCAGTCGGTGCCATCACAGCTCCTGCTTCTGTCGATGATGCCCTTGACGGCGATTATGATTACCGTCTTGAATGGCCTCCACTCATCGAGAGCAATGAGAAAGAGACTAGCGAGATCGTACTCAATGTGACCAAGGCCCTTGCTGAATATATCAAGTCCGGAGCTGACCAGATCGTTCCTCCTGAATACTTCCTTACTGATTTGCTTGGATGGGACAGCGAACGTGTTCAGGAAATGATGAAGTCTGTTGAGGAGTACCTGGAACAGGAACGCGAAGAGGCAGAAGCCGCTGGACTGGAAGAGCCCGAAGAAGAAATTGACATCGAAGAGGAAGAAGCTGAATGACCATCGTGCAACATACCTGTGCTGTATGTACCTCCACCCGGATGGGGTTGGGTCGGCTCAGTGTGCTCCAAAAAAGCGTGAGGCAGGGAGGTCTTCGCTCTCTCACCGCTTCCTCCTTGGCAACGAACGGGAGCACCACCGGAAGGGCCGACCCAACCCGCACGACTATGTTACGTAGAAAAATGTCCGCCGAAATGTACAAGCGTTTCAGATTGATTAAAGGGTTGATCAACAAGAGTGTCATAGAAAACGATTGCTTTGGGTTGAGAGATCCAATGCCGGCGTTACGGGGATTGAGCGAGTCACACTCGACCAATACACTTACAGCGAACGAGGCTCTCCCTCCCCGTGCCTTCGCCGGCTTCACCACAAGCGATCAGAAGATAGAGGACTTCCAAAAATGGTTGGAAGATGAGATGGCCAAGCCGGACGCGCCTCTTGGTGTTGTTCAAGGGTCCTCTGGTGGTGCTGTCCGCTGGACTGATCAATATATCGAGTCCAGCTATAAGAAGGGGATGATTCGAGCGGAGACCGAATTAGAGATCGCTGGCATAGGTGAGGTGTCTGATGGTCCATTCCAGTCTCCATTTAATGCCCCTATTCATATGGACACTGTAGCCAATCTCTACACTCGTACTTGGGATGGGGTCAAGAGTGTGACGCGTCGAACAGAAACCGCCATCACCCGTGTTCTTTCACAGGGTCTTATTGATGGTGATAATCCTAAGAAGATCGCCCGTGCGATGAACAAAGCGGTTGGTTTGGAGATCAAGAGGGCCAGAACGCTTGCAAGAACAGAAATCGTACGTGCTCATCATGTCGCTACCATAAATACTTATGAGCAGGCAGGGGCAGAGGGTGTTACAGTATTGGCCGAGTTTGCTACTGCTCTTGATGACCGCGTCTGTTCTCAGTGCATGGAGTTAGAGGGTCAGATATTTTCATTGAAGGAAGCTCGCGGCCTTATTCCTGTTCATCCAAACTGTCGTTGTGTCTGTCTGCCGGCAAAGCCGGACGCTGTGCCTTCTGTTCCCATTACAGATGAGGTTGCTTTTGGAACTGGAACTGTAACAGAATCATCTAATCTTGGTGGGGGTGTGAATGATGCTCAATTAGTTCGTTTGAAAAAAGGGGACAAGAAGGTTACAGGAGTTCTCAAGAAGGAGTCTGGAGAATACAAGCACCCCGCTTTACTTGAGAATCCAGAGTTCACAGCGGCTCAAAGAGAGCGTGCTGCTTATTTATTTGATCAAGAGATTGGTCTGAACAAAGTTCCACGTACTGTTTATCGAAGAGGTTTGAAAGACTATGGCAATGTTTCAATACAGCAGTATCTTGATGATTATGTTCCCGCTGCAGATGCTGCTGCAAATGGCAAGTTGCCTTGGGATTTTGTAGATAATCTCATCGACTCCAAACAGGGCGCCGATACTTTTGTGTTTGATTATCTGACGGGTGCCGGAGATCGACATTCGTATAATTGGATGGTTTCAACCAAGGGTAAAGAGTCTGTTTTGAAATTGATTGATAATGGCTATTGTTTTTCTAGTAACTTGATAAAAGCACACATGCGTAGCGATTTCCTTGCCACTCTTCCGGATGACTTTGAGTACATGAGAAGTCGCTGGTTGAAGACGTTGCAAGATTTGGATGTGGAGAAGTTTTTCAATGGTCCAGAGATGTCCAAATTAGGTGTGAACGAGGTTACAAAAAATACTTTAGAAGCTCGTCGTCAGCTTCTGGTTCGGGCGTTGCAGGACGAAGACGGCTATGATGCTTTCAGACTATATTCTTCTGGTTTTGATTCGACCGTTCCAGAACGTATTAAACCTGTGTTCGAAGAGTTCAGGGTTATTGTCGAGTCCTTTGAGAAAGGAACTATCTTATGAAGGAACAATATGTACAGATATTGAAGACCTTGAAGAACGGGCAGCAGAAGGTAATTGGAGAAGTCTCTTTGAGAGGAGACAAGATGTCTTTCAATGGATCCGCTAGCCTTCTTGTTCGTTATTGGAAAGCCTATGGCATTCAACTTCCCGATGGTCGAGCTCTGTATCCAAATGACAAACTTGCTTTTTTGAAAGCTATTCCAAGAGGGATTTCTGGATCTATGGCAAGAGCCACTGAAGTGATGGAAAGAGAAGTGGAGGAAGCCTAATGGTTTACATCAGCAAAGGACTAGGTAAGCGCAAGAAACAGAATCCCGGCGACTTGAATGAGATTGCTCGTAACCGTGCAGAGTCTAGAAGTCCCCTTCTGTCCGACACCGGCAGGAAGAATTTTGATGAGATCGATTGGACCAAGAAACAGAAAAAGGAGATAGCGTAATGAGTGATCTGAAAAAACTTCGCCACAACATGGCGAGCTTCATCCGTGAGGAGATGCTTGACGGCCATGCCCATCTTGTAGTTCCTACGGTGCTGATATGCGAGGGTGTTCACAACAATCTTTACTATCCGCCCGATGAACTTGCTACATTTACCGACGCATGGAATGGCCGTCCGGTTGTGATTTTCCATCCGGAAGATGCCCAGGGGAATCCTACCACGGCAAATAGTCCTGATCTTTTCGAGAAGCAGACGGTCGGGACCTTGTTCAAGGCAAACTGGGATCCGGACCAGCGAAAGTTGAAAGCCGAAGCATGGTTGCGCAAGGATAAGCTGTCCAAGATCAGTCCTGAGTGTATGGCTATGTTGATCCAGGATGAACCCATCGAAGTGTCCACCGGCCTCTTTACCGAGAATGAAGCCGTAGAAGATGGTGCACAGTGGAACGGTGAAGAGTATGTTGCTATTGCAAGGAACTACCGGCCTGACCATTTGGCTCTCCTCCCTGGTAGTGTGGGTGCATGCAGTTGGGATGATGGCGCTGGCATGCCGAGGCTTAACAGGGATAAAAGTGGCGATAAGTCTATCCCGTCGGTCAATTTCCTCCAGAGGCTGACACACAAGATCGCCCGTAAGTGTGGCTTGACTATCCATGAGTTAAGCCACTGGGATATCCAGGACAGTATCTATGCTATCCTCTCCCAGAACTACCCTGATGATGTCTATACATTCATCAAAGAAATCTATGACAAGTATTTCATCTACTCTGTTGAAAACAACGACGGCGTCACTATGTACAAGCAGGCATACTCCGTTGGTGCTGACGATAAGGTAGAGTTTTCGGGCGACCCGGTTGAGGTCGTAGAGAAAAAGGAATTCGTCCCCGTAATGAATTCAGATTCCCCAAAGGAAGGGGACGACGACGTGGGACAAGAAGAGAAGGATACGGTAGAAAACCAAGCGAAAGGAGAACATACCGTGAACAAAACCGAACTGATCCAAGCGCTGATCGAGAATGGTCAGTGGACGGATGAGGACAAAGGCTTCCTCGAAGGTCTCGAAGAAGAGCAGCTCCAGAAGATGCATGCTCCCATCAAGGCCCTTGCTGAGAAGGAAACGGAAGAACCGGACCCTGAGAAGGAAACGGAAGAACCGGAACCGACTCCGAATGAGGAAGAAAAGCCTCAGTCCGCAGAAGAGTTCATTGCGAACGCTCCTGAGGAGATTCGTGAAGTCCTCGAAGAAGGACAGCGCTCGTTGCAGGCCCGTAAGGATGCCATCGTTGACGTCCTGACCAAGAACGAAGCGTGTCGTTTCAGCAAGCAGCAACTTCAGGCCAAGAAGTTGGGCGAGCTGGAGAATCTCTTGGCACTTTCGGGTGAGACGGTGGATCACACCGCCCAAGCTCCCGCAGAGCCGGAGACGAACGAAGAAGATGAAGACGTCCCTGATATGCCGGAAGTCAACTACGACCGGCAGGACGGCTAATCACAACAACTCTTTGAAAGGAGAGAAAGAAAATGGCTAAAAGGAAAATCGTACTCGCTCGCTACGGCGACCCGATTCGCTACGACCGGCCTGCTGCAGAAGCAGTGGCACCCGGCCAGATCGTCGAGTTGACAAGCGCTGATAAGTTCCAGAAGCACTCCACTGCTGGTGGCAATGTACTTCCGCTTATCGTTGCTGTCGAAGATGATCTGCAGGGTAAGACGGTCACGGATGATTATTCGGCAGACAACCGCTTGCAGGCGGAAGTCCTCCGGCCGGGCGATCGCGTTCTCTTGCAGTTGAAAGACGGCGAGAGTGTTTCTATTGGGGATCCTCTTGAGAGCGCAGGTGACGGCGACGTACAGCCTCACACACCGGATACAGAGACACTTGGGGCTGACAGCTCTGGTGCTCTGACTACGATTTACGGTAAGCAGATCGTAGCAATCGCAGAAGAAGCACTCGATCTGAGTAGCTCCAGTGGTGCGGAATCTACCCGCCTGCTGAAGTGCATCGCGGTGTAAGGCTTTTAACAACTAACTACAGGAAGGAAAGAAAAAATGAGCAAAGCAAGAATGGACGCCATCATCAATGGCAAGGCTCATGGCGATGTCGCGACCAAGCTGCTCGCTTGCAACATGGATCCGTCGGGTCTGCGTACCAATGATCTTCTTCGGAAGGATGAATGGAAGCAGTACGATACGGCTATCGTTGAAGCAGTGCAGCAGCGTTTACGTGTTGTCGCAGCTCTTCGCTCTCGTGGCTTGGTGATTCCGCTGACCGGTGGTCTCGGAACAACGATCTACGAATACGAAGACGTGAGTGACATGGATGATGCCGATGTTGATATGGATGCGGTTACCAAGGGCGACGACGATCGCCTGAACTATGAGTTGAGGGGACTCCCTCTGCCCATCGTTCACAAATCGTATTCCTTGAATGCACGTATGATTCAGGCGGCCCGCAACAATGGCCGTAACCTGGACACGAGTTATGCCTCCGCTGCTGGCCGTAAGGTTGCAGAGAAGGTTGAGGATATTGCGTGCAATGGTCTGGATTCGTTCCAGTTCGCCGACAAGGTGATCTACGGACTGGTAGACTTCCCGTCTGCCAATGCCGGCAGCTTGACGGCTCCTTGGGATGCCTCTGGTGCCGCACCGAAAACTGACTTGCTGAATATGAAGCAGGCCCTGATCGATGCCGGCTACTATGGTCCGTACATGGTGTTCGCGCCGACGGCGTATGACACTGTGCTGGATGATGACTACACTTCGAATTATCCGAAGACGGTTCGTTCGCGCCTGATGGAGATGGAAGGCATCCTCTCTATCGACATCGCTGATAAGCTGACAGATGGTCATGTGATCATGTTGCAGGCTACCAAGGATGTTGCCGCAATCGTCGAAGGTCTCGCAGTGACGAACGTTCGCTGGGATTCCATGGGTGGTCTGAAGACGACCAACAAGGTGATGACGATTCAGGTTCCGCTGCTCCGCACCGATCAGGACGGTAGCTGTGGTATCGCTGACTTCGCCGAATAACCCTAATCTTCTGCCCAAGGGGGGAGCGTAAAAACTCCCCCCAAGGGTGGAAGGGAAAGAGAAAAAGAGAAGGAGTGAAGCAAATGAGTAAGAAGATGCAATTCAAACTGCTTTTCGGAACGTACCGTGTCGGGGACATGGTATTTAAGCCGGGGCAAATCGTTACTTCCGACCGTGATCTCAAGAAGACATGGCCGTCGAAGTTTGAGCGAGTCGAAGGTCTCATTGATGCTGATGATGAGGATGTAAGAGCGATCATTGAAGCAGAAGATGACGAGCTTGATGAAGAATCTATCACCTTGGCAGCGAAGCACAAGGGAGGGGCTCGTTGGGTAGTGTTCAATACAGAGACAGGTGAATCAGTACATGATGGTTATCTGACTCGTGAACAGGCAGATGAGTTAGTTGAAGGTGGAGTCGAAGCCCTTCCTGACATTCTTGAAGCTATGCCCAAGGAACCCAAGAAGCCCAAAAAGAAAGTCAAAGCCAAACGAAAGAAAAAGTCGTGAGGCTGTAAAGGATTAAAGTGTCCACTCACAATCCAGAGAAATGGTTTTGGTCGGTTCCTGAAATGTGGAGAGATCGTACTTGCGTGATCGTAGGTGGCGGACCCTCCATAGAGGGCATCGACCTGGATCTCATCAAAGACTTCCGTATCATTGGTTGCAATGATGCATACCTTCTTGGTGCGTGGGTGGACATCTGTTTCTTTGGCGATTACGTTTGGTGGGAAGAGATCCACCGCCAGCGATTAGCCAAGTTCGCCGGATTGAAAGTCACATGCTGTCCAGTAGCTCGGCAGGTAAACATGGTTCGGGATTATGGTGAGAGGGCTGTGCGGTTCTTGAATCAGTTGAGGATTTCAACCGGAGGATTGGCAAAGCAGTCCTTTGAAATCAAATGGTATTTGAACACTGGCGCCTCTGCTGTTGAGCTGGCTGTGAAATTGGGTTGCAAGAAGATAATCCTTGTCGGGTTTGATATGAAGAACGATGTACCAAATTGGAACTGGCATCCCAACCCGAAAAATAATCCCTGTCATGTAGCCAAGGCGAAGTCTAGTAAAGAGGGTGATCAGTTGCTAGATAAGTTCCATAAAGGGTTCGCCGTCCTCGCAAAGAATTTGAAGAAGTCCGTGCCGGATGTTGAGGTGATCAACGCCAACCCTGAATCCGGCCTTAATGAATTTCCGAAGATGGCGTTGGAGGAAGCGTTACGTTGAGTATCTTGCATAATAGGCCAATCTTTGTTTTAGCCGGGTGTCCTAGATCTGGAAGCACATGGGTTCAGAGAATCCTGACCTCTACTAATGAGGTGCTTGTTTGGGGTGAGAATACATCATTGCTTTTCCCCTATGGTGATCGTTGGAGTCCTGACCGCAGCGGCCATGATTTGAAGACATTCAGGGAGAAGAAGGCAAATATGTGGATGGCCGTTCTCTCGCCTGAACTGGAGGATGCTTTTGCTGCTCGTGCTCTTTACTTGGATAGGCTTTATGCTGTTACGGCACAACGGGAAGGCTATTCTAGGTGGGGACTCAAGGAAGTGAATTGGAATGAAACGGTCCTGCATTTCATCAACAAGAAGTTTCCAGAATCAAACGTGGTTTTCCTTATTCGTGATTTCTTCATGAGTTTCACAAGCCGTTTCAAAAAGGATTTCTCAGTACATACCCCGAACTGCACAAGAGAGGGTGACATTCGACAATTCTGTGAAGAGTGGATCAAACAATTTGAATTGATCGCTGGTATTGAAAAGAACCATTTGAGGATTTTGGTCAGGCACGAGGATCTCGTTTCAGGTGGCCGTCCCGCAGCAACCAAGCTCTGTCAGGATGTTGGCTTGATTAACCCACCCGACCCTGATCAATACGAAACCAAGATTTCATGCACAGGGATGTCCAAGAGCGCAAGGGCGATTTATTCCGAGTACATGAAACTTGTGGAACCCTATTTGCAGGACATCAATCGTTTGCAAGAGGCTTTTGGATATGACCCAATTCAACCATAACATCATACCAGCCGAAGTGGTGAAGGATCTGGTGCGGTCTGTCACCACAGGAAATCCTTTGAATGAAGAGGAGTGGGATGTCATAGCTCATTTTCGTCGCAATGTGGATGGGACATGGCAAGGAATAGCACATGGAGGAGAAGCAACTGATGTTCAGGTTGTGATTGTAGTGACGAGGATAGTGACATGAAGAAAGTGATAGAGAAATGCTACATCTGCAGTTGCCGGTCTTTTGATCACAAGACCAAGAACGGTATACCGATGTTGGTTTGCCAGAGGTGCGGTGTCAGCCATCAAGACGTTGGTGATATGCCGGCTTCTGAGCTAGCTAAGTGGTATGAAGAGCAATACCATGAAGCGGTCTATCAGCACTCTTATGAACACGATCTGGAAGTAGCAAAAGCCCGTGTGGAGGAATACAGTTTCCAGGATATGGGTGAGGGCGATCGGGTGCTTGACGTTGGCTGTGGTTCCGGAGCGTTCGTGAACACCTTATTGGATAAGGGTGTTGATGCAATGGGTTGTGACCTTTCACCAACATCCCGAGCACGAAGGTTCTTCCCAAAGACTATCGAACAGATCCATTTCCCGACAGACTACTTTGACAGTGTCGTTTCATTTGATGTCCTTGAACATATGCCAAATCCGAAGCAGGTCCTCGAAGAAATCTATCGCTGTTTGAAGCCGTCTGGATTTGCTGTGCTTGAAATCCCACACTTCTGGAGCAGGTCGGGTAAGCATCACTGGAAAATGGTTGAGCATCTATGGATGCCGACCAAGGAACAGATGATCCAACTCCTTGAAGAGATAGGTTTTGAGGTTGTCGGTGTTGTTCAACCCATCTCTTCCAAACTGGCTTTCACGGTCCATAAACTAAAACAGGCTCGCATCAGTATTTTGGTTCCGCCGGGTGTCGGTGACATCTATTGGAGCCTTTTGAAAGCCAAGTCTTTTTGCGAACAAGGTGGATATGGCCAACCCGATATTTATATCTCTTCTCCAATGAAGAATGCCCGTGACCGCAGTATTGATTACGTGCGTATGTGTAGCTGGTGTAATGCTGCCGGATATTTGAAGCATGACCATGAAGGAAAGATCTGGAAAGAAGCGTACATGCACGATGGCCGCACCATCTTTGATAACGTCGTCGGGTGTGATAAGTTCATTGCTTACAACGGGGTGATGCGTTATGGAGCATCTTTGTCCGCTGTTGATCCACACCTTGAACCGCAGTGGTATTTCCCGATGTTTGAGAGTTTGGAAGAACAGGCCGCTATCGACCGGTATCAAAACCGGTATGGGCGTTATGTTGTTTGTTACATAGTTCCGCACGGGACATACAAGCGTTGGCTGGATGAATTCGATATCAAGAAAACGTATGTAGCCCTACGGGAGATCAGCGATAGGCTGAAAGCAAATGTAGTCCTGGTTGGTGCTGCATGGGACAGAGGGAAGCTGGATAAAATCCTTCTTCGTATTCAGAAGGCAGAAGGAACGAATTTCATTTACAATGAAGTCGGTCGTACTTCATTGGAAGATGTCTTTGGGATGATGAAAGGGTCTATTGGCGTTGTCGGATATCTAAGCGGTATTACAATCATGTCCACACGATTCAAGGTACCGACCCTTATGTTATGGAATAGCTATTATCACCCAGACTTCTGGTGGCACAGCTGCCCTCCAGATTCGCGAGATGTATGGTATACAGCACTCGATACTTTGGATCTCAGAGTCGAAACAGTAGTCCGGTCTTTTGAACGTTTGGTGAAAGGGCAGAGCACACAACCGGATTGGAAAGATATCGCTTCCATCAAGAAGGAATCTAAGAACAAATCTGTTACCAGGTTCAAGAAGCAGAAGCCGATCAAGGTAAAGAAGGCCAATGGGTTCAAGCATTTTGAAAACCTGCGCGTTGTAGTCGCTGGAGTCTACTTAGAAGGCAATGGCTTTGATGAGCGGTATGTCAGGAATCTGTTCAACCAATTCCCTGACCAAGAGAAGAGACTCTTGACCGAACACCCGCTTGATATAGAAGGGGTCGAGTGCATCTCGATAGAAGGGCAGTACGATCATAAGCGTGTTCGCACTTGGGCGAAGATGGAACTTTTCAGGGAGGGTGTTTTCCAGAGCGGTGAGTTGGTTTGGTATTTTGATCTGGATACAGTTTTCATGCACACCCTCAATGGACAGTTACAGATGGCACCAAAGCATGGGTTTGGTATGTTGCGCAGCTTCCGTTCCAAGAAAAGATTCGCTTCAGGAATCATGTGCTGGCGTGGAGGGGATTTTGAAAAACTTTGGGATGCCTTCTTGAACAGCCGAAAAGAGTTGATGGCTAAATCTGAGGAACTTGGGTTGCGTGCTATGACAGAACAGCAATTCATAGAGACCCAGTTAATGGAGCTGTATGGAGTGAGACCGGATCCAATCCAGAACGTAATGAATATCGTTTCCTGGAAAAGGGATTGCAAAGAAACAAACACAGTACCGGATAAAGCTGATGTGATTTGTTTCCATGGAAAGCCAAGGCCTCACAATGTGGACAACATAGATGTGCAGGGGGCATGGAATAATGTGTGATCCTATTCTCATAACAGGAGCTGCTAGGTCGGGCACTTCCATGACCGCTGGTATTGTCGATATCTGCGGGGCCTTTGGTGGGATCACTGCCGGTCCAAACCGCAATAACAAGAAGGGGATGTTCGAAAACGAGCGGGTGCGTAATGGCCTCATCAAGCCTTATCTGCGATCAATGGGTTTTGATCCTATGGGACAGTTTCCTTTACCACAAGACATGAATTCTCTCAAGGCATATCCTGAGTTGGGTTTTGAAATGGAATTGATCATGAAGCAGGATGGATATCGGAATGGACCGTGGTATTACAAAGGAGCTAAGATGTGCCTTGTCTGGCCGGTTTTCCACAAAGCATTCCCGAATGCCAAATGGATCATCGTACGCAGGCCCATAGAAGAGATCGTCTTCTCTTGTTTGAAGACTCCTTTCATGAGGAAACTCAAAACCGCCGAGGCTTGGCGTGAATGGGTTCACACACATATCCGGAGATTTCGTGAGATGAGAGAAGCCGGGCTTGATATCTCTGTAGTGTGGACACCAGATATTGTCCGAGGAGAATTTTCACAAATCAAATCAATTATTGAGCAGCTTGGCTTGAAATGGAATGAGAAGGCGGTTTCTGAATTCGTAGACCCTAAGTTGTGGAATGGAGGAGACAATGGCTGCTAGGAACACACAAGCAGAAGTCCGAGCAATCGCTGAGTTTGAGGACTCGCTGACACTGACCCCGTTCATCAATCTTGCAAATAGATTTACGGATTCGGTTTGTACGGACAGCTCTCTAACCGAAGCCCAGTTGAAAGATATTGAGTTGTATCTTTCAGCTCACTTCGCCTCTCTGAGGGAACAGCGCATTGCCAGTGAGAAGGCCGGGCCGGTCTCAGCATCATATCAATATAAGGTCGGATACCGTTTGGATGCTACGATGTTTGGGCAGCAGGCAATACTGCTTGATACGTCTGGCGCTTTGGCGGAGTTGAATAGGAAGAAAGGCAGAAGGACCGCACGGATCAATGGAATTGAACCGATCAGTCCGGCAAACTCATGAGCATCATCACCAGAATGAGAAAACAAAAAGCCGTCTACTGGGCGCCCAAAGAGCTATCCGGTGGAGACGGGTTTGGTCGGAAGGCTTTCGAAGCTCCTGTAGAGATTGAATGCAGGTGGGACGACGAGGTCAAAGAGTTTGTTGATTCTAATGGCAATAAAAACATCTCCAGTTCGATTGTATATCCAGACCGTGATTTGAAAATTGGCGGTTGGTTGTTTCTAGGACGATTGAATGATGATGCGATTAAGCCGGATCCGCAAGAGACCAAGGGAGCCAAGCCTATTAAGGGTTGGCAGAAGTTTCCTGATTTGAAGGCTGTCGAATTTTTAAGGGTGGCTATGTTATGAAAAATATAGCAGGCATTCATACAAAGGGGTTGTCAGCAACACTAGCTCGTTTGAATACCAGTGCCCAGAAGATCAAGGGTTTGACCCAGGCTGGTTTGATACAAGCTGCTTTTCTGGTCATTAGAGAGTCTGGAAGGATCATTCCAATTGATACTGGTAATCTAAGGGCCTCTTCTTTTGTTGTATGGGACAAGAGTGCTCCAAAGGCTGCTAGTTTCAAAGGCAAAGGTGCTAGTGAGATGGGGAAAGAGCATCTTGAAGTTCAATCTAGTTTGAAAGGCAAGGTGCAACAATTGAAAGATGATCTTTTGGTCATATTTGGATATACAGCAAATTACGCCATATATGTTCATGAAGATCCAGACGCCCACCACACAGACGGCAAGACGTACAAGTTTTTGGAAATAGCTATTGGAGAGAACGAGGATGCAATGCTCAGAGAGATTGCTAACCATGCGAGGAAGGGATTATGAATTCACCTGCAACAGATTTGAAGAATTTGATCCTTACTCAAAGCGGGATGTCGGGAACCTTTGGCGGTATACAAGATTGGAGTCTCTACATTCATGCACAGCCAGATCAGCCAGATCGTTGCATTACATTGCGGGATTATACGTCTGAGCAGCGTACCAGATTTGCCGACACTTCAAAGTCTCCCGTTGAGTATTTGATGGTTCAGGTACTTGTAAGATCCAGGACATATCAAGAAGGCTACAATAAGATCAATGACATCATTGATTTCCTGGACCAGCATGATAGGTTTTCTGTTACATCTGATGAAAGGACTCAAACATATAAGGGCATCTTCCTTTTGAGTGGTCCAATTCCATTACAGCAGGATGAAGAGAAAAGATACTCGTTCACCGCCAACTTCAGAACGGTGCGAGAAGAAACGACAACATAGGAGAAGATGAAAATGAATAAGCTGGAGAAGACAAAGAAAGAACTCATTCGGCTCTTGGTTAAGAATGGGTGGTTTCATAATAAGCGCAAAGGATTTCTTTTCAGGGGGGCGCAGAGAGTCCGCTTTGAGAAGAATTCAGTAGTGTTCGAAGTGAAGCAGAAGCCCATCACCAAAGAGCAGAAAGAGGAGTATCCATGCAAGGCATACTTCTGGAAAGAAGTTAACCGTATCGGATTGGCAAATATAAAGCCGGAAACTGATGCTGTTAACAAGGCCTTTGAAAAGAAAGGAGAATAGATTATGTATATCGGAACAGGAACAACAGTGACTTTTGGTACGTCCAGCTTTACAGCGGACATTATTGAGATCACCCCACCCGGACCGGATAGGGAATCAATAGACATCACCCATATGGGTACTACGGGGCAGAAAGTATTTATGCCAGCAGATCTTCCCGATTGGGGAGAGTTCAGTATGACGATTCAATTCGATCCGTCGGTAGACCCTGCCACTGCATTAACAGTAACTATTCCTGAAGAGATCACAATCGCTTTTGGAGCTAGTGGAGCTGGGAGTATATCCTTCAAAGGATTTATGACCGGATATGAACCCGCTGCTCCAATGGAAGAATTGATGACGGCTGAAGTAACTGTCAAGGTTAGTGGGTCAGTATCTTAATGTAAGGATAAGAAAGGAGAAAAGAAATGGCTGATATTGGAACAGGCACAAGTATTTCTTGGGAAAGTTTCCTTGGCGAGTTGCTGGATGTAAATCCTCCAGGAGCATCGAGGGAAGCAATTGACGTATCTCACATGGGTACAGGTTCGTCTCATATTTTTACCCCCGCCGATTTGGTGGACTGGGGAGAGATGACAGTGACGATTGCTTATGACCCAAGTGATACCCCTCCGATTGATTCGGCAGCGAGTAGTTGTACGATCACTTTCCCGGACGGAAGCATATGGGTGTTTAACGCATTCATGACGTCGATGAAACCGGCAGTACCGTTGGAAGACAAAATGACGGCTGAAGTGACTGTGAAGGTTACTGGAGATCTGGCCATCACATAATAAGAGAAGAAATAGAGAAGGAGTGAAGCATATGTCGAAGATAGCAACAAAAGAAGAGCTGTTTGGAGCGAAGCTTGAAACGTTCGAGATCGATATTCCCAGGTTGGGAAAATCTGTCCGTGTAAGAGAGCTTAGTGGAAAAGAGCGTGATATCTTTCAATCCTTCGTGGACCAAAACACCACGATTGATGAAGATGGCAAGCCTCAGGTTTCCATCAAGGGGCTTCGCGTTCGTTTGATCCAAATGTCCATCATAGATGAGAATGGCAATCGCATGTTTTCAACTAATGATTTGGACAAGCTGGGTGAAATGCCGGCCAAGATCATAGAGACGTTGGCTACAAAACTCCAAAAGCTCAATGGTATTGGAGATTCGGAGAACCCTGAAAAAAACTGAATCAGCGGCCTGAAAGGGTCGCTTGGTTTCAGATAGCGAGACAGATAGGATGCACAGTAGAAGAAGCACAGATGAGGATGTCGAGTATGGAGTTTGCCGAATGGCGGATCTTCAATCAAACGAATCCTCCCATCGAAGATATGGTGAATTATGCTGCTGCACAGATCTGCAAGTGGATAGTCGAGATGTTCTCTTCGAGCAAGAGCAAATTGGACATGGAAGATTTTCTCATCCGGTTCAAAACACAAGAGAGAACAGACCACAAAAAGCTGTCGCGCAAGAAGGAAGTCTCCCGTTTCCCATCTTCGAAACAGTTGAAGGGAAAATTGAGGCAGGCTCTTTTCATGGAGAGGGCCAGGATCAGGCAAGAGGAGAAAGGGCAGCGTAAATGAATCTTGGAAATATCAGTGTAGGTTTATACGCAAAAACATCTTCGTTTGATAGGGCGATTGTTCGTTCGCAAATGAGATTAGAGTCTTTCTCTGCTACTACTATGAAATCAGGACAGATGATGTCACAGTGGGGGCGCACGTTATCGACTCGTGTGACCCTCCCTCTGTCCATCTTGTCTGCTGTGTCCATTAGAGAGATGGGTCGTTTTGATAAGTCCATGGTTGAGAGTACAGCAATTGTTTCAGACATGACAAAGCAGATGAAGAACGAATTGTCAGGTATGGCAGATACTATGTCTACTCAAGGGACTTTTGCAGCGCACGAGCTTGGAAAGGCCTACTTCTACCTTTTCTCTGCGGGTATGAATGCCAAGCAATCCCTCGGAGCTTTAGGACCTGTTATGCGTTTTGCTCAAGCTGGCGCTTTTGATTTGTCTACCGCTACTGCCCTTGCTGCTGATGCGCAAAGCGCTCTTGGATTGAAGTCCAAAGACGTAGAGGAGAATTTGAAAGGCTTGACCAGAGTGACAGATGTTCTGGTTAAAGCAAATACGTTGGCTAATGCTACTGTAGAGCAATTTTCAACTTCATTGACTAACAGAGCTGGTGCTGCTTTGAAGGCAATGAATAAAGATATAGAAGAGGGTGTTGCTGTCCTTGCTGTTTTTGCAGACCAGGGTGTAAAAGGACGCCGAGCCGGCATGCAATTATCCATTGTTCTTGACCACTTAGAAAAAGCCGCTATGGAGAATCAATCTGAGTTCAAGCGCTATGGTGTGTCTTTATATGATAGTACAGGGCAGATGAGGAACCTGGCTGATGTGGTTGAAGATTTGGAACGTGCGCTGGTTGGTGTTTCAGATCAAGAGCGTGCTTATCGTTTAGAGCAGATGGGCTTCTCAGTTCGATCGAGGAAACTCATCAAGCTCCTTCTTGGTACGTCTGAAAAGATTCGGGAGTACGAGAGAGAATTGCGCAAAGCAGGTGGGACTACCCAAGATGTTGCCGATAAGCAACTTGCCGCTTTCAACAATCAAATGACGATGACTCGTCATGAATTGCAGAATTTAGCAAGAGACTTTTCCGATGTGTGGAAGCCGGCACTTATTGATGCTTCAAAAGATTTAAGACAGTTCACATCCAATCTCAGAGGCATGAGTGATGAAATGAAAAGGGGTGTAGGAATCACCGCTGGTTTGTCCATGGGGTTAGGTCCTATGTTACTGACACTCGGTCTCCTGTCGAAGGCAACAGGCCTTGCTGCGGTAGGGTTGAAGAATATGACGGGGGCTATGTCTGCAGCGAGTGGGGCGGCTGGTGCTGCTCTTGTAGTTTGGTCTGCTGTAGTAAAGAAATGGGCAGAGATGAAGGATGCTCAATCTGCGTATTACGAATCAGCATCAGCTTGGGCCCAGCAGCAGCATAAGATGAAGAAAGAATTTGGATTCGAGGTATCTGGTGCGGCTCTCGATCACATGCAGAAAAAGACCAGTGAGCTTACCAAACAGATGCGTTTGTTGAACAAGGAATTCAAACGCCAAGAAGATCTTGGGATTATGACTCCTGAAAAGCGCTTGTCTTCTCTTCAAGGAATGCAGGACGCATTACGGGAACAGCTTACCGATCTTCAAGGTAATAATGAACCTTGGGCTAAATCAGAACGTTATGTTCTGAATCAATTTATCGACGAATATGCACAACGCATTCAAAAGGTTCAAGAGAGTGTTGTGCAGATGGAAGAGAAAAGGGCGGCACGTGTAGCTGAGTTGAATAGTGAGTATGCAGATCAATTAAAAAGGTTCGCTGCTGATAGATTAACAGATGAGCAGAAGCTCAAGGTTCTTGCTATGCAGCGGAAGCAGTTAGAAGAAGATTTGACTAAGGGCACTGCTATCGATCAAGCAAAGACTCGAATGAAGTTGTTGAAAGTAGCTCAAGCTCAATTTGGTTTGTACTCCAATCTATTAAAGGATGGTGCAGCAGATACAACAGGACGGGGATTGTTCAATCAACGAGCTGGTGCTTATGAGAAGGGGTCTCGTGAGGCCTATAGCCTAGCGCAAAGAAAGTCCAAGTCTGAACAAGACATTAATAAGATTGAAAAACATGAACGTGAGAATTTGAAATACCAGAAAGCTATAGAGAAGTTGAATCGTAGGATTGCCAAGGCGCTAGAAGCCGAGGGCTTCTCTATGGAAGACCTGGAGGTGGTCACACTATGAGCATTGAATGGGTACATGAGAAAAGCCGGAGCGGCAAGGTAGATAAAAACGGACGCCACTACGTTCGGAATTATCAGGTGAAGGTGTCAGCGATTACAGACACTATTCCGACCATTGCTGATTATTTTCAAAGCACATCCGAGTTACCTTACGTGTACGATTTCTATCCGTCGGACACCAATGCTATTTGCACCGACTTGGATATTCGCCGGGATGATGAAGGCCGGTTGTTCTGGAATGTGGCAGTCCATTACCGACCCCGTAACCAGAATCTCATATCTGGAGATGAAAGCATTGCCTTTCCTTGGCAGGCTCGGCCGCTTATTGATTTTGATTGGGCAAGATTGAACAAAGTTGTTGACCGAGCTTATCGCATGACGAAAGACGATTCCGGTGCTTCTCAAGATGAACGAGAGTCGCCATCCGTCCCGATAGAAAATTCAGCAGGGCAATCTTTTGATCCACCGATCATGCAGGACGTCAGCAACCTCGTTATCAAGATTCGGCGTAACGAAAAGGACTTCTCGCCGGGCCGTGCTGAGAAGTACAAAAACACCATCAACAGCGAGCAGCTTGTTGTCGCCGATGTAAAGATAGAACCCAAATGTGGGCTGATGAGAGGTATTAGAGGAAAGCCGGCATGGAATGAGGATGGGCAGAAGTATTGGGAAGTCGAGTACACTATTGAAGTCCGTCCGGATACCCATATCCGTAAGATACTTGATGTAGGATATTACACCAAGGATGAAGATGGAGAATGGACGCCAATCAAGGACACAGACGACAACTACGTCACTGAGCCGAAGAAGATGGACGGTGAAGGCGGTGTCCTAGCTGATGGCGCCGACCCGGTCTACCTGGAATACCAAACCTATTATGCAATCAATTGGACTAATCTGGATCTACCGAAGGAAGTGTAATGGCTGACGCTAACAAACCTGTATTGCCAAGTAGAGACTTCATGGAGCGTACCGCTGTAGTGGTTCGGGACTTTGAACGTTCCCGTGGTTCCGGAACGCCCATGCGCAGAAGGCATAAAGCCCCTCCCACATCAGGAGGAGGAGGAATGGATTGGGATATTGTCACGTTTGGTATGGCACAGACTGATATCGATTCCGATGCTAATGAAGCAACTATCAATGGTGGACGGGTTATTGTTGACGGTTTGGACACTCCAATATCAGTGCCTTACCGAACAGTGAGTCTAGTCGGAACAGATTGCTACATTTGTTTGAGATATGATCGTTTGACACAGACCGCTGTGATTCCGGAAGAGGCGGAGACTGAATACAAAGTCCCAAATATGGACTACTATTGGAAAACGCTTCTGCGACTTCGGAAGTCTAATGGCCGCTGGAGAATCACTGAGCGTTGCTGGCTGGGCGGGGATATTCATATATCAGCGGAGTTTGGCCATGCGTAAGTTTACATACATTTTGATAGGTGTCGTTCTCTTTTCGAGAATGTCCTTTGCAGATTCACAATGGTCTGAACACTGGGAGGACACTTCCATTCATTCAGATCTCTTTTTGAACTTACTGGATTCAGCAACTGAAAAGGCAGAAGCCTGCCGGTCCCATAATTTGGATGTAGAGGAAGAATCCACTGATCCAAATGACGGAACTGCGCTTTGGCAAGATGAAGTGAGCCCGGCGGTTTGGGTAAATGATTTTGAATTGGAAGCGGACGACGGTAGCCAGGCCATATTAACCTTGACAAACCTTTATTTAACCGGGATGTCCGGTGTGCCGAGCCGTTGGCGACCTTTTGATCGACTCCCTTTAGTCTTTCGTTATTGGCCGATGCTGTCTGCAGTAGATTCTAAGATTGTTGAACTCATTTCTGAATACGATGTTTACTGGATAGACGAGCCGGGTTTGGGTTGGGCGAGTATGGGAGCTTCTTCCATTCGAGAAATCTTTGCTACCAATACTGTTCAAGGCTGGCGTTGGGATGATGACGATGATATATGGAAACCCTATTCAGCAAGATGGACCCGCAGCCTTCCACGTCTGTCGTGGACCAGCATTCAAGTTTATGTGAACAGCGTCGGTTCCAATACACTGGGCATGGGCCACTCGCTGATAACTTTCCCGACCAGAACATTTACCACTTCTGTTACAGAAACGTTGGAAGGGCATGCTCTTACTCCCCCGCAGTACAATGTGTATGAAGCTGAAGAGACTCGGGATGAGGTTCATTATGTAGATCATTACGGAATTATCACGCCACAAGACTGGCCTTTCATTTTCTCGAAGGAGTATCTGACAGACACCACTGTAACGCTTGCTGTTGCTCACACAAAAATGTATGGGTGGGCTTCCGGAATGCATTACTACGAGACCAACATTCAAATCAGTGGGTGGAGTACCGGTATTGTTGATGGAGGAGGGGTTCAACTGAATGGCTCTTACTACTTTGATGGGATTGTCGAAGTGGATCCCCCGGCTTGGAGTTTCTCAGAAGACCCAATCGCCGTCGCAAAGTTTTCTCCTACTAATGGAAGCTGGGTGTTGTATGGGACTGATATGAATAAGGCTTCTGGATTCTTTTCTAGCTATGATCCTTTCTTCCGGCCGCAGTGGCTTGCTTGGTATATAGTCTCTGGCGATACCGAAATAAGCACTACCGGATACAGAGACACACTTGGCTTGAGTTGGTATCTAGGGGACACCGTTATTGATAGCAATGTGTCTCCAGAAGAGTTTTGGCCTACTGGCGATTTCAATTATAGAGGAACTGGGATTGTTCGGGAAGTGGCTTGGGAAATGAAAGATACCGGTGAACGGGTCCAAGGTGTTTGGCGGCCGTATAATGCTTTCTATCTTTTCAGGCTTGAGGATCAATCCAAGTTTCGTTCTTTCGTCCTAGCCTATAATTCGCATACCGGAGCGGTAGAAGAATCCGAAGCATTCCCATTCTCCTTTCCGCTTGGCGGTTATGCTTGGGGGGAGCCTAACGTTGACCACGCACCACCGAAACACTTTTGGGTTTGGCCTGATGGACATGAACCGGCTACAGATGCTTTTCAATGGGACGCCGGAGTGGGTTTGAAAACAGCATTTCGTACGGGGCTGACCACTATAGAATCCCCAGATGACGATGTAGTCGATATTGATGCGTTTATAGATGTCAATATGTTTACCAATCAGGCAGACACCTGGAGTTGGTCGGTGACTGTCAATACTCCGGAAGATCGCTATATGGTATTCACAAATGATGCTTGGCTTTCTGTCAACAAACCGCATGACGTAGGTTACAGGATTGAGGTCAAGACAGTCATTCCTGCCGGAGCTGTGCGTTACGTTCGCATGGGTTCTAATCCTGGGTTCGTTACTAAAAAACAACTTTGGGCTCGCCGGGCTATTTTGGAATGTTTCGGCCGTCAGCAATTCCGTGATGACGATAACTATAACGAGCGCTTTTTCTATGATGTACAAGAAGACCAGTACGGGGTGAATGAAAACTTTGGAATCGGTGAAGATGATGATATTACTGCTAGCTTTGTGTTGACAAATTCTATAGAACACATATCACAGTCCATTGATCCTACTTATTTTGCATACCGTAATGAATGGGCAAGTGAGTATTCAGGATGGACCCATGATAGCTTTTGGTGTGGCGACTTCCAAGAGTTCCATCGTTGTAGCGGCTCGGGGCGTAGGGCTCGTTGGGAGCATCTGCTATTGCTTGCCTATGAGAAGCCTGTAGTAGTGAGTTGGTTTCTGGACACCCAGGGCTATGCCGGCCGGCAGGACGGGGATGTCCGTGCTGTTCAGAATCAACCGTATACCAATTGGGTTATGATGGCTATGGATCCAGATGTCAGTGTTCCTGACTGGGCTGGTGATTCTCAGGGGTTTGTCCACCAAGAAACTGTAACAGTAGAGCCAGAGGTTTTGGAGGTGGATTTTTATGGGGCCAGTGATTGGGTGTCTTCGGCTTTGACTTTTGTAAGAGGACTCTACTACGACGAAGATGATGCTGTCTTGGAAACAGAAACCCGGCCGCATATATCTGATGATCAGTACACTTGGTATGGTTCGGCTGGTTCTGCTTACTGGTTTTGGAACTATCCTTACACTGGTTTAACACCAGGGCGTTTCCCTTACAGTTTAGATACTATTATGGATCAGTCCAGTTATGGTCCGGAATGTAACCAACGATATGTTCAGTCAATGTGGGGAGGCGCCACCTTTTCCGCTCCCAAGCCCAGGGCTTTGGCGGTTGTAGATTTTCAATTTGATTACACCCATGAAGAAGGAGAATAGAAATGGCTCGAATAATTGACATTTGGTACGACGTCACAAACAAGAGACACTTGAACGCTTCTGACGAGGAGATCAGGCAAGCTCAGTATCCGTACATCATCTACAAGGAAAAGCCTATTGTGAATCTTCGCTTAGTGGACGGTTCCATCAACAACCCAATTGAGGTCTTTGATGGGACAGAGACATTCACCGCTTCTGTAGATAGTGACTTTGATCATAGCACAGACCCTATGTGCAAAACACTAGACGCGAATATCAATAAGGTCGGGGATTGGTATGGGGATCAGGGTTCGTCAGGAGGAGGCACACAAGCCGACCCGACCACAGGGGAGTTCAGCATTCGTCTTGATGCCAACAATTCTTCCTACCAAGACAAGATCAGTACTGATAGCGAAGAGAACAGCACTCTTTTTGAATTACTAGCATATGAGGCCGGTACTGGAGACTTGATCTATGCTATTCAGTTTGATTTCAGATGTTTCAATATCATTGATGATGCCAGTTCTGTCCCGCCGGAACCTGATTCTGATTATTATACCAAAGCGCAATCAGATGCTCGTTACGGCGCACAGCTTTCAGCGGGGGTAGTCAGTATTGCTGATGGAGCTGATTCAGTGATTGTTTCCGGCTTGAGCCTTTCGGCCACTCCCTCAGTTGTTATGTTAACTGTCCATAAGCCGGGGGCCTCGGATCAGAACCTTTGGGCGTCTGTCAGGGACGGGACCATATCGACTGCAGGATTCACCGCCGACCTTTCCGCAGTGACGGACAAGAGCGGTTACAAACTTTCGTATCTGTTATTTGAATAAGAGAGGAGAACACAATGAAGAGAACTGGAATTGCGATATTGATTTTGACAGTTGGGATGGCTTTTGGGGACGGGACATTCCCGATTCAAAACGGTAAGCTGGTAACGAATTTGGATGGAGATGGGAATACTTTTTCCAATGCTATTTTTGAAGGCAGTATGTTAGTGACTAATCTCAATCTCAATGGAGGTACTGTCAGTAATGGTACGGCCAAGTTTTCATCTTTGAGTTTATCCGGACCCAGTCATTTTCAAAATGCATATGCGAATACTTCTTTTGAGGTAACTAATGCGTCTGGACCTAGCGCATCCTTAGTCATAAGTGCTGTAGGGGGCGGCCCTATTTCCGGCGCACTCCAGTTAAAAGATTCCGGCGCGGGTCTTGGCGAAGGCTTATTAGGGTATGATGGGACAGGGTTCCGTACCACAGAACAGATCAAGATAGCCAACGGCGTTATCCTCACCGAAGATGGGTCCATTACTAATGCAAAAGGCATTTGGATCAATGAAGAAGGAATCACTAATCTGCCTCCTGAAATCATAGCAGATAAAAGCAATTCTTTCGGTATAGCAGAGGGGCAATATCAACTCACATTGGACACGAGAACAGACCTCCAGGATGGGAATATATTGGACCTCACTTATGAGCCAGGTGGAAGTCTGGCCAACAACGGGACATTCACCGGAGATGCTGAGTGGTGGGAAATAGATACCATGTCTTACTCGCTGAATAAGCTAGTGGGTAATGATGAGACTACTCCAACTATCTATCCTACTAACAGTATGGCATTCTATTGGGGTGTCACCTATACGGGAAGTTTCAACATAGCGAATTCTTCTTGTGATGTTGTAGTAGCTGTTGGAAGTGTGACACAGCTTTTCGAAGATGTCTTTGGGGATCAGCATTTTGAATTAAACCCTATTTCTTCTGAACCATTGCGGTTGTATTTAACCATCACAAATGGACAGGCATACTTCGATGACTTTTACATCCGTCCGCACACTAATGGAACGGTCCGGATTGGAAATAATTTGTATGTTGGTGGCCGTGGTTATATGAAAGAGATCGTTAGTCAAGATGCTTCTATATCCGATTTGGACAGTAACAGTGGTATCTTTTCAAACGTGGTTCGTTCTAAACAGCATTACGGATTGAATGGGGTGAATGAAGACATGACAGTTCAGCCGGGCAGTTCAGCATCTGGAACTGCAGATGCAAATGATCTATGGCTCAAGGCGGGGCAGGGGAATGACGGTTCCTCTTCTCAAGGCGGGGATGTTCATATCTATCCCAACTGGGGAGCGGGGGCTTCTGCCGGCGGTAGTGCTTATATCTATGGGTGGGGTAACGGGCTTAATCAGGCTCTTACTACACGATTCACTTATGCTGAAGGATTAGTGTTCCCCAAGGGAGCGGTTGACGAGGATTTTGAAATCAAAGACGAACTCAAAAATACCGGTAACAAAACCTGGATAGGCACAAACATCTATCTGTACACGGTCACAACAAATCTATACAAAGTCACCTTGACTCCGGCAAACACTGGGCTGGTGACTTGCACTGATATTTAAGAGAGGAGAACACAATGAGAAAATTGATTGTAGTACTGATGCTGATGCTTCTGGTGAGTCCTGCATATGCAGTCCATCAGAATTTGACAGCAACCAGCGATGTCAGGAATGTCCGTAATACTACGGAACAGTTTGAGATCCACCAGGGGGATTCCTTGCAATATGATCTCTGGGTGAACGACGGTTCTTCTCCTTACATGGAAGTGACGAACTCTGGAGCTTACCCTGTTTGGTACATTGTGACGGCTACGAATGCCAGCATGGGTTGGATGGTTGTAACGGGTGAGGTGATATCAGCCACGAACCATGTCCGGCTTTCCGCTGTACCCACCAACACCCTCTTTCCTGTCGGAACATACAGGTCGTTAGTCCGCTTGTATGAGACAGGAGGAGTGGTGTCCGCTAGAATGCTTGCCGATCATCAAATGAAAGTCTATGGCTCCGCGGATTATGAGTATACGGCCCAGACTGTGGGAACATTCAACGTTTCTATTGAGATCAAAAATTACATTGTCACGAATGCCACTCACATTCAAAGCATTCCAGTTTATACGAATGCTCCAGAGGCAGGTGATGTACTTCAGTTTGATGGTAATGGCTGGACATCTGGAGTAGCCAGTGTAGGTAATGCGAATACATTAGATGGCCATGATTCAACAGACTTCCTTTTCGCAGATTCCAGCAATGGATTCCATAATTGGGATCAGTTGATCAATATACCGGCTGATATTGCTGACGGTGATGATGATACTACGTATGATGGCAATGATTTTATCGCAGCGGGAGCTTCCAATTCATTCGCACAGCAGTCCGACTATTTGGGGACTTCACAGAAAGTGGACACCATTGAAGCCCAATTCGACAGTGCCTCTAATGAGTGGGTTAAAGTTGAGTCTGACACGATTGCCACAAATCTGCTGGCATCGTATCAGACTAGTGCTGACGCCACAGGTCAATATGTCAACGTCACCGGCGACACGATGACGGGGCCGCTAGTCGGAACAACCGTTGACGTTTACAGGTTGCGTAGCGCTTCAGGCGCGACCTCCATGAGCATCAAACCGCGTGACGATGACAGCCTCAGCATACAGGCGGGCAATAGCGGTTCGGCCGACGGGGCGAAGCTGTGGATCAAGGGGTCGCTGGGCGCGTACGGCACATCCGGGTCTGCTACACAGGGCGGCGACATCGGCATCCTGTTGGGCAAGATGGTCAACAGCACCTCAGGGGACCGGCACGGCCAACTCATCTTTTACGACACGACGACGTCAATCGTTGCCCGGCTGTTCAATGACGGCAACTGGGACTTCCTTGGCAACGTGCTGTCGAACGCGGCCAGTGCATCGGCGGCGGTATCCAACAACCAGCTTGCCACGACGAAGTACGTAATGGACACGGCGGCCAGCGAAGGGTGGGCTTCGGGCGGCGCAATTCCCGACGTAGCAACCTACACAAACGCAGGCACATTTACGGTGCCTCAGACGTTTAATGCCGACATTGAGGGCACCGTATTGCAAGCAACGCCGAGCAACACGGTGCTTGCGGGTGGCAGTTTCAACGTTGGTACTGATGGCAGTATTTACACTGGCTCTTACGCTCCGACAAACAGCGCCGGGTCGGTATGGCTGGACGACGGCGTGATTTACGCTGCAAATAGCGCAGGCTCATTTGTTGCGGCTATTTCTGGGTTAATCAGCCTAAACGACGCTCCCTACTGCGGCATACTGGGATTGGAGGAATCGTCGGGGTTGCACAACATTGATGGAAGCGACAACTCATGGATCATTGGCGGGAATAACAACCGTATCGTTGGCGGAAACGACTCTACCATACTCGGCGGCATCAACAACAAGACGGAGGGTGCATATCAATTTATCGGCGGTGGTGGCAACAACGAGGCGAATGGCAATGCTATCGGCGGCGTGATTGTCGGCGGAGACAATAATTTCGTGGAGGCTGGCGACTACCTATGGACCGTCGGCGGCCAGCACAACCATGTTGATGGGGGTAATGATGGCAACTCTGGCATTGCAGGGGGTGCGTATAATCATATCGTGTCCGGCAAGGGTGCGACGATAGTCGGGGGAGAATATAACGACCATGCGGCTGGCAATATGACGGTTATTCTAGGGGGACGCGGATCGACGAATGCCTCGGGCTCGCACTGCCTCATAGGCCCGTCGTACAACTATAATGACGGTGATTGGAACACGCTTTTGGGAGCATTCAATAGTGCGACAAATGACCGTGTGTTCATGTGGTCGTCAGAGGCAACTATTTTTGATTCTGATCAGGATAGGGAGTTTGCGGTTCAGGCTGACCAACTACGTTTACAGTCAACGAACGCGACGGACATGCTGATTGCCGATGGCGACAATGGTCTGAGGGCTGGGACTCAGCACAGCATGGTCGTGCAGTACGGGACGGGCACACAGACCGGTGATTATGCCAACGTGGCCGTGCAGGGGATCGTGGCAACTGACAGCAACATCGTATGGAGCGTGTACGACTCCGGCGCATGGTCCTGCATCTGGACCTCAACAACATGGGCTGGGAGGCCGTAATGAAAAGAGCAATTATAATCGCAGTTGCAATGTTGGCACTGGGAATCAGCGCGTCGGCGTACGAGCTTGAACTGCGACAGGCAATCCGTATCGACGGGATCAGTATTGAGGCGGTGGATGTGAAGTCGTCTCAGTTCGATGAGCCCACGGAGATGTGGGTCATCGAGGTCGATGCGGTTGTGACTATTCCGGCAGGCATGGAAACCGGCCCCGATAGTGACAGTACGCTGACCGTGGACGTGCTTGTCAATATCCCGACGATTACAGTTTCCATACCAGAGGTGCTGGCAATCAACGAGGTCACGATGGAGGACTACTATTCGGCCAGCCAGCGCGACTACGTGCGAGAGGCGGCGATCACCAAATTCTATGCGGGCCTTCCGAACGGGGTGACGGTGGAGCAATGAGCAACGGTTTGAAAATCGCGCTGGTGGTAGTGGCGGGCATGATTGTCTGTTGCTATCTGCTCGCGCAATGGTCGCCGCTGGAGGGGGTCAGCATCGAAAACGTGCAGGCGATCAGAATCGAAGTGAGTCAAGGAAAGTAACAACAGGAGATACGAAGATGCAAATTGAACGGAAACCCACGCAGATAATCATCAACATCGAAGATGAAGATGACCGCCAGACTGTATTTCGCATGTGTCATCAAGGATTGCTGGCAGTAGACGAGGCAAACAGCAAGGTTCGGGGTGGTGGCGAGTTCAATCCTCGCGTCCGCAAATTGCTGAGCGACATACAGAAACACGTCGAATAGGTCAGTGAGTAAAAAAGATTGGAGAAGTAAGAGATGGCCGAACAGACCCCATTAGAAGAAGAGGCATTGAGTTCACTAGAGAAAAAGGCAAAGATGTTGACTAACGGTAAGCGTGGTGATCTAGATCACCTCTGTGAAGTGGTCGCCGAACTGACGGGCTTATTTATTGCCTCGATCCGTACGGGGTTTATGACAGCCGAAGATTGTCGAATAGCTCAACATGTATTTCTGGGGACTCTAACAGAATCGGTTGAGAAGAAACTGAAGAACAAGAAGAGCGGTGTTCCCGCTTTTCTTTCACGGACACCTCTGGCTGTTTTATGGGGCACGGTGCCTCATGGCCTGTTGGTGTTTCTGTACTTCGTAGGAAAAGGAAAGGGATGGTGGTAGTGATGATGACGAGAAAAGAGAAAATCCAATTAGGCAAATTCGTCGCTGTATCTTTTGGTAGTGCGCTGGTTTTGTTTGCAGTGCTGGTTTTCACAGGCTGTGCGACACGGGCATTACAGAACGAAGCACGGGCGCAGTTGAGTGCGGCAGGCTTTACACCGGCCCCATATGGCAATAATCACATCATGGTAGCCGATACGGAAGAGGCCCGGACAATCAGTGGCGGAAAACGAGGTGTGCGGGTAGCAGATGTTGCTCGACAGAACCATCCCGTATTGTACCCACTCGCTTGGGTGTTTGATTACATAGGGCTACCGACTGCTGTTGGTTATGGCGGTTACAAACTGGTGGAAGAGATCAACGATTCAGATTCCCCTTCCCGTAGTTATAAGGCTGGAGGGGATCAGACAATTTACGAATCCAAGACAGGCCCAGTGACGGTGGACAATAGTAATACAGAATCTTGGGAAGATTGAAAATGAGCACACCAGGAGAAGTAGGGCCAGGGCCAAGAGAAACACTAACAAGCATTCTTATCGGTATTCTTGTCAGTGCGCTTCTTCTCTGGCTATTCGTCGGTTGTGGAACGTTCGGGGCCAGATACAAGGGACCACCCACAGATGTAGATGGGGATCCAATCCCTGCACCAAGTTATTGAGGATAGCAACATGAAAAAATGGCAAGGCTGTCTAGCACCCCCACCGCTTCTGAGGACTGTTCCAAATCGGGATGTTGATCTGGGTAAAGGTGAAATCAAGGTACATCAGGGATGGCACCAAAATTCCATTCCTACATATTCCCAAGAGTGGCCGTCGTGTGTTGGGCATGCTACTGCCAATCTGATAGAGCATCTGTTACGGGCTTGGGATAAGCGTGCTATTCCAAAGGGCTATCAAATTGACGGGGATTCTTTTTGGCGCCGTGCTAGGCAGATGTTCTGGAGGGGTCCTGACGGGGATGTACGATACAATGACGGTTTGTTGTTGCATCAAGCGATTGAGGCCGCTGTTGATCTGGGAGCACTTCCTCCAGGGACGGAGTGGAAGAAGGTCCCGCCCGATCTTATTGATTTCAGTGAGGCCCTGGTAAAGTCTCCAATACTTCAAGCCCATTTTGTGTCAGATAGCTGGGAGCATCCAGCAGCCAATGGCCAGATTTTTGCTCCTATGCGTTTCGATCCATTCACGGGTGGGCATGCTACCCTAGCACTGGAGATCATTCCTCAAGGAGAGAACTTCTTTGTTCTGTCTCAAAATTCTTGGGGGGCTGACTGGGGGTACTTCGGGTATTTCCTGACTGCTTGGCTAGATTGGACAAGGATGTACCTGGACGGTGGTATCCAATTGGAACTCCCGCCGGGTTGGGAAAAAGAAGAGTGGGCAGAGTTTCGGGGTTGGGAAGCGTTTTTGATCAAAACACCGAAGAGGAGATGAGACATGAAAATCATGGGCCACGATGTTCTGTCAATAAATGGATTTGGAATTGGGTTTACCTGGGCACCTAATCCTGCTGGTGTAGCAATATCAGCAGCGACAGCAACCGGACCGTTCGGCAAATATCGATGGGCGAGTCATTGCTTCCCTGTCTATCAAGTACGGTTGAGAGGATATGATGAAGACCTCTTACTATATTGGGAGATACATGCTCATACAGAGGGGTACAGAGGGCCTTTCATGCTCTCCAAAGTGCAGGACTGGGAGAAGGGCAAATGGTGGAGGAGGCTGCGGGTTATTTGGCTTCCTCAGCTTTGCCTTAATCAGCAGCGGCTATATGCCGGCCTGCAGGAACTTTTGGATTGGCAGAAAGACAAAACGTCCTATTCTGAATGGCAGATTGCTCTAATCCCCCTCAACCGAATTTTCAAAGTCCCCATCCCGTCCTCCCCTGACAAGCACATTTGTTCCGAGGGATGTTCGATTCAATTGCTGACTGTCGGAGGAACTCGCTTCGATGTAAGAGATCTTGGCGAGACTCATGACCAACAGACACCAAATGACATTGAGTACAAACTTGATGTCATCTTAGCTCCGGAAAACCGCCGGATTCACAAGGTGTCATTCAAGTCACTATTCAGGAGAAAGGAGTACCTGTATGCCTGAGAAAATGACAACAAAGCGCTGGCTGATAGCTAACAAAGACCAGTATCCAGATCGAGAGGAATTGATAAGGCGGTGTCAAGAGTCTTGCGGCACCACTCGGGGGAATGTGTTGAGGAAGCTCAAGGAGCTGGGAGGGCTAGATGATGCCCCACCGCCCAGCTTCAAAGGCATCCCATTGAAAGAAGGAGTAAATGTGTATACACAACAACCCCAGGATCGGACCAAGGCTTTGATCTTTTCTCTTCCCAAAGGGAAAGGATTTCCAGTCATCGAATTGAGTAAGGAATGGAACATCAGTCCAGAAACAGTGGCCAAGCATGCCAAGCGCCACGATGCCCTTCGGTACGTTGAGGAGTCCCCTGGGAATTATATCAAGTGTGTCATGCATCCTGATACTGCAGCAAAATACCATGGTTAAAGACATGAAGATCGAGTGGAACGTTGGTGTGTTGATACAACAATGGCCCACAAGCGCGATGCAGAATTCCTTCGCCGGGCCTTCGCTCCTCAATACATGCTACGGCTCGATGAAAGAAACATCAGCTACTACCGTAGAGGAGTTGTGTATGTTGAAGGACTCCCGCCGGGCTGGATTAAACTTGGCAAGATGTACTTCACTCACAGCTTCAAGATCACGAAGAATGCTGCAAGGGACACCGCAGAGAAAACGGCTGGTAACATCACCTACTTCTGCACTCATCGGGAAGATACTGCTACTGTCGTCTTTCCCTCGGTAGGAATTGTGAAGGCTTTCAATCCAGGGTGTCTGTGCAAACGCCAGAGGCTTTGGCAGCATAGCAAACCGTCCACCTGGAGTCACGGTTACGGAGTTGACTTCATAGCTAAGAGCGGAAACTTCCAGAGGGTCCATGTGCCTATCTGGAGGGGATCTTCTTTGGCAAGGGCAATGATCGAAAGATTCAAGTCATAGTCCAGCGATTAAATTGATAACCTCGGAAGATGGTGTCGGATAAGACCCAAAGGGCTTCGGCGCCATCTTCCTTTTTTGTGGGTCTGTAAGATGGACATTTGATTTGATACGCTTACGCATAGCCTGAATGAACTCAGCGCTTTCTATGTAGAGGATCTTTTCAGGTTCTCCTGAATCATTGAACTGCACAAAGTACCGGTGGTACGTGTTGTTGCAATCAAATAGTTCAACATCTTCTCTGGTCAGCAGTATAGTCCCACCCATCATTGAACCTTCCTTCCGCAAGAGGGACACTTTCTGTCACACTTCATAAGGGAACAATCACATCCCTTACATTGCCCTATATATGCGCCGATCAATACCCGTGGATTGTCCTGTGCCTGTCGGAGTCCATTGAAGAATTCATCTGGTGAGCGATTAGAGTGTGGAGCATTGCCACACACCAGATGATACTTCTTACCCAGTCCATTGTCTAGGTAACGAGTTCCGGCTTTGATTTTTTCCTTACATCCAGGTTTGTCACAAGCATGGTCTTTCCTAGCTTCCTTGATTACAGGTACTCCCATTTTGTTTCTCCTTTAGGGGTTCTTTACTCATCCTTTATCTGACCTTTTGCCATGCCGTAGCGCGTGAGCCGTTGAGTTGTACTCTTTCGTAGCCGTTTTCGAAAGCAACCCGATTTACGTTGTAATAGTAGCAAGCGATAACGACGCCAAAAGCGACGATCCCTGAAACGATTATAATCCAAAAGCCCAGCCAGAATTTATTATCTCCATTCATCATTTTTCTCCTTCCTTATAATCGGTATTGGTTCGTTTCATACAACATTCTTGACACAAGGGACGGGCCCATTTTCTTCGGTACCCGACACGTGAATCAATCAACATGTCCGTGCGTTCGATAGCTATCCATTCATCCACTGGCTTAATCTGTGCTCCACAATCAACGTACGTTAGACGCATATCACTGCATTCGATATTTGGTGGGTGCTCACGTAAGCAGATTAGACAGAGGTTATCCCCATTCGCTTTGCTCATTCTTTCTTTGCGTTCGGTCATCCCTCACTCGCTTCGTTTGTTTTAGCATATACCGACTTGTTTTTTTTCTCAATGCCGTAGCGTTGTTATGCGTTATAAATAACTGTTTTTCGCAAAAACGTTTTCAACCCGCCTTCCGCACTCCACGTCTGTTCCTCTACGTCCATGCTGTTCACTTCTTCGCATCGAACGGCATAATGGATCTGGCAACCTGCAATTATCATATTGCCAATCATTACATACCAATTGCTTGATCGTGCGTTTGTTTTTATCCCCAATGTTTCCTCTGAAGTAAAAACGCCACGCACAACTCCATGAACGGACCGATACTGTTTTCCATCGGGAGCAACAAAAAAGTTATCACATGTTAAGAGCGCTTTTTTACCTAGCCACATTTTAATCTTCGTTTTCATTATTCCCCACTCACTTTCCGTTTCCGTTTAACTTCTTCCCATGTTGCTTTACAGCTTGTACACAAGTACGTGAACAGGCGACCAGCCCGATGTTGTATTAACTCTCCCCATCCGCATACAAGGCATGGCTTGCTGTAGATTTCTTTACACTTAGCTCTTTCAGTCCAGCCAAACGGTTGCTCAGTCATGTCACACCCTGCCTTTCTTCTTCTCTAATTAAATCAAGCAGAAAATCTGCTTGGCTTTCACTCCCGAAGTCTCTCATATTAAGCCGTGCATGGTCTGCAAGCTTACTCAAAACCCGCTTTGTTTCACCCACTGATTCAGGGTATGAAAAAGAAGCAGGGTCGTCTAAGAACGCATCTATAGCATCACCGATAATGTCTTGAAACATTCTGTACTCTTCATCAAACATATACAATGCGTTCATTTTACACCTTCTGTCTGTCTGTATACCCCATGAAACCGCTCTATTTTAGCCGAGGATTGACGATCTCCACCAACCCTATACATGGACATAGGCCGGAATAGATCGTGCGTTCTCGTCTAATTCTGCGATTCTGCTTCACTTTCACTCCCGACAGCTTCATGTCCGCTTTTGCCTTCCTTTCACTCTATAGAGGAAACACTATGGTTAAGAATGCTATGGTTAAAATAAGCCAAATCGCTATCGCTGTTGTTTTATTCATGGGGTTTACGCAAATGGATTTTGTGTTAGCTCAACATCTTTTTCTTCAAGCTTTTTGGTTGCTTCAATTTCTCGCTCACAAATATCCACAACGTGCTTGAGTTTTTTGATCCTCATTCGTTTCGCTTTCTCAAAAGACTTTGTTATCCACGCCTTCTCCCAATCGTGCGGCTCGGCTCCACAACTTTCAAAGGCGCACATGGGCGGTATCGGATTTTTAATCATTCCAAACTCATACGGGTCTATTCCAAATAAGTCGTATATTTTCATTGTATCTCCCTGCATGTACTGCCACAGAAGTCGGGGTCTGTTTGTTGTTCCATCATGAATTTGATTCTCTGATCTGCGATTTTGCCTGATTTAAATAAAGCCAAAAGCCCTATAAAACCACACACCCAAAACGTTATCAGTAATATCCACATCATCCCTCACTCGCTTTCGTTTGTTCATTGCATCGGTAACATTTCCCGGTACCTCCATGCCAGCAGTGACACGAAGGACACTCTGACAAGGGGGGCACAACCGCGGGCTCGGGGGCCAATGAAGAAGCGTGTACGTCAGCACCGAGCATGCTCCGTCCGGCCGTCGCCGACAAACCGACCCCAATCGCCTTATCCTTCATTGGCCCCTCACTCGCTTTCTGTTTTTGCTTTATTTGACTCACGAATCATCTTCTTCGTTCGGCACCTCTTCGACGTAGCTGCACTGATTCGTTGCATAGTCACGTCGCCACACGCGATACGCCTTTTCAATCGCTTGGTTTTCGTCGGTAGCTTTGACCTCAATGCGGCACTGGTTGACCTGATCGAACCACACATTGAATGTGCGTGGTTCCAAACAAGGCGCTGGAGAACTACCATTCATCTCGCTCATTCCTCGCTCGCTTTCTTGTTCACACTAAAGGGCCATCGCGCCTTTGCGCCCAGCCTCACAGATAGCGTCAAACAACTCACCGCGCATCTCGTCGAGTTCATCTTCGTTGTTCGCAACATCAATGCCATCAGGTCTATCCCTGTCAATACCATGGTCACGAAGGCAACCGCAGTACACCATTTCATCCGTCATGGACGGGTGGCACTTATCGCGATAGTCAGCAAACTCAAAGACTTTCTTGCCCAGCGCAATTTGTCCTTTCTTCGGCAGTTCTGACACTCGTGGTCGGCGTCCATGTTTTGCCGCCCAAAGCATTGCCCAAATGCACAGACAAATGTCATTCACGGGCTTGTCTGGATTGCGAACAACTGAATGCTTCATCCCTCACTCGCTTTCTGTTCTACCGCAATCCCCAAAGCGGCCTTGTTCTTAGTCCAAAAATTGTAGCATCGCACGCTCACGCCTTCCGGCGCATCCTGACCAATGCGACGGATACAACTGACTAGCAACGATTGTTCACACCGCCACGACTTTTCACATTTTTCTGCCTTTTTCTTGGTATAG